ATGTAGATTAGATATTTTTGGAGCTAACATTAATTCAGGGTGCGCTTTCCAAAAATTAGTTTCAAATATACTAGTGTCCATTCTTTTTCTTTTCTAATTGAATATTAGCGTGATGTATTTTTCTTGAGTCTGGTACAAACTTTCCCAAATTATCTATGTGTATAGTAGGAAAATTATCTATGTCGTACAAACCGTCTACTAATTTATTAGGTTCTGACATAGTACTAGCAATTTTTTCTACAAACAAACTAAAAATTTCTTCAGCATGGCCAATAGATATATTATGGGCAGCGGCTAAGTCGTTTATTATTTTTTTTTGTTTTTTCATTCTGGTGCTCCTAGTATTACAATATCATCCATATCAATACTAGAACCAATTATAGTGTCTTTACCATTAGCAGGAGGAGCCAACTTACGAGGTGCTGTCTCCTCTGGCTCTTGTGCTGTCGTTTTCTCCTCCGTGCTTACGGTCTCTTCTATTTTCTCCTCTACCTTTTCTTTAGTAGATTCTCTAGATAATGGTTGCCTACTCATTATCATATTAATTTGTATCTGCAAACCTTTGTCGTCTGGCTTAAATAACAATCCAGCATTTACAACTCCGTCCTTGCTCAATACAGGCTCACCTAAATATTTTATCTTTTTTAATCTCAGTATCAAACCATTATATTGCTTTTCTTCAATATCTAATTTGGCTCTTACTTCTTTACGCATATCAGTACTTAAAATAAACTTAGCTCGTTTATCTTCAGGCAACGCTTCGTATTCATGGTTCAATACAATCAACTCAGCCAACACAGCTCGTTCCTGTTCAGTCGCTCCCATAAGAAAGTTCATAAACGACAGGATCTGTCTGTATATTTTACTATTATCTGTTGGTATGTTTATGATATGCTGTTTCATAACTATTTTTTCTCCAGTGCTATTTTTTGCATCTGTGAATCTGTATTTAAAATCTTACCTAACTCAAGCCAGTTCAAAACAGTATGCTCTGCTAAAATAGTAAATACTGCCATAATTACGTTTACTTCCATAGCAAATTTATCCATAGACTCAGGTTTTATAAAAGGTATAGTCTGGAGTTCTCTTTCTCCATGTCCCATTTCTCTTACTTTCATAGTAAATCTATACGGCACTTTTTTATCTTTTTTGTCTTTAGGTACTTCTGCTTTTATAGAATACTCAAAAGAAAGTCCTGTGCCTTGACGTTGCATAGACATATTAACTCCTTCTATTACTGCGTCTAGAATACTATATAACTGATCTGATTGTTGTTTTGTTTTTAATTCCATATTTTAATTTTTAATGTAAACGAATCTTTTCCTATTAAAAATTCTGTTTCTATTTTTTTAGATTTTTCTAAACAGTAATCCTTTAAATAAAGACGGAGCCTTTCTTCTCTTTCAAACAAAGACTCCAAATCTTTACTATTATAAGTCTCCCTGTGGGCGGGCATCAATTAAAATAACTTGTGGAACTATTTCTCCAGGGCCTATAATCATCTTAGCAGATAGATCAACTCCATACTCACGTAGCAAATCATTAATCTTAGCGCCACACTCGTCTCTTTGTAGCTTACGATATGCCTGCATACTCTGAAGGTGTTAAATCTGCTAAAGAATCTGAGGTTACCTCTTGCTCTAGCTCTTGTACTTCTAAGTTTTCTTCTCCTTTTGCCTTAGTAGCCGTTTTTGCTTTTGCCATCTTATTTATATTTAATTATTAATTACGTTGAAAATACATGCATGTTTAGTCTATACCTTCCTCTTACTGAAGTAGTAATAATAAGACCACGTTGTTTTAGGGAGCTAATATGTTTATCCAATGTCACGGGGGATATTTCTAGCTTATTCATAATTTTTTCTTTGTGTATCTTATCAGCATACCAAATATGTTTCTCCATATCAGTTTGATTTAAGATGTAGTACAATACATGAAAGGTTTTGTCCTTTGATTTTAGTAAAATACTTTCTTTAGTGTCTAAATAAACTGTAATCACTTTTCTGTTTCTTCGTTTGAACATTACAAATATATCTTTTTCTATCAAATAATGATAGTACAAATATATAAAAGTTTAGTTACTATTACAAACATGATAGTAATAATATCAAATAATGATAGTAGACAGTATAATAATGGTATTATGGAAAAATAATTTATAAAATACTTGCAAGTTAAAATTGTTTTACAGGACGTACTATCATAAACGTAACAGTACTGACCATAGTTTTCTCTTAGGCCACTACTGTTATAAACGTAACAGTAATAGCCAACCAAACGTAACAGTACGATTTTTCAGAATATCTTTATTATCAGATAGTTAACTCTTTTTACTGTTACATTCATGATAGCAATTAGTATATAAGGTAAAACCTTTAGGTTATACCGTATACATTTTATGTGTATGTGGTATATCCGATATAATATATTTTTAAGGTCGAGAATACTAATGATAAACTAAATACAGATCTAACATACCCCCCCTCTAATAATTTTTTTTTGAAAACATAAATGTCTTAATCGTGGAGACCAGCACAGTCAACGACCCCTACTAAAATCTGGCGTGGGAAATAGTTCCCCCGTCAAATTTTAAAACTCTAATAACTATGGCAACAGCAATTTTTCATTCGAACCGTGGCGAGAAGTCGGCACTAATTTTAGTTAAGAACCACGCACTTGAGTTGCGTAGTACACCTTGTTACGTATCACGTCAAGGAATACCTGCAGGTGTTAAAGAGGGAGACAGCTTCGAGATACCTGACGGATTCTCTCTTGTCCCTATGCGTAACGAAGACAACACGCCACGTACTACTAAGCCTGACGGAGACGGCAACGTATCTGTTCTCTTAGAACTAACATACAGCGTAGCATAACAGATGAGGAGCTTCGGCTCCTCTTCTTTTCTTTGTGCCTGAAAAGAATAAAGTATTGCACAGTCAGACGACACAGTAAAGTATTAAACTTTATAAACAAAGTAAGTGGCACAGTCCCACGACACCTACTAAATCTTGCAATAAAGTAGTAAACTTTACAAGAATTATGTAGAGTTTATAGGGTTTGTAGAGTTTTTTTAAAAAACTTTTAAAGTTTCTTAACTGTGTGTGATAGTCCTTATTAACACCCCTATTACAACATGTAACTATACACCCATTAACAATCTTATTTAATTCTTTATAGCACTATATTAATTATTAACATTAAACACTCTCATGAAAACAATTATCATGAAACAATTAGTATTATTAACTCTCGTAATGGTAGTTCCACATATACTTAGGAGTAAGTATGTTCAGCAAAGCCAACATCTGCTACTGCAGAAACAACAGTACAATCTGTTGATGTATCTTCTCAGCAATTAAAAGCCTAAGAAGAAGAAAAAGAAAAAACATAGAAGAAAGAAATGCTACAACAGCACTATCTTAGTAGGCAACGGTAAATATAAAAAGAGAAGATAGTTCTCTAACTATATTTTATAGCTCAATAATAAATATTAACTTTATTAAAACTCTTTCTATGAAACAGACAATGATGAGATAAGAGAAAGATTTCCTGTACGAATTATCAAGGAATCCTTCTTTTAACGACGCAGATCTTAAATACATACAAGAACTGTATGATTTAATATCAAGTGATATTTACCTTACAAAGCTGTCACAATTAATGGACAGACAACGATAAGGTATGAATCAAATAGAATGTATATATAACAAAGATATATTTTATGGGCTGTCTGACATAGAAGTCGCAGCCCTATTTATATATTGGACTAAGATACCTGAGTATAATAAATCAGAACACATTCTATTAGAAAACAAATTTAATTTTATTCACTATTTAAACTAATTAACTATGAAACTTTTAATCACATTGGCCTTATCATTATTAACTACTGTAAGGTTTTAGCCAAACACTTACTGTACAAGGGCCACCTTTTAAACGCAAATGGCAAAACATTATCAGAAGTATATGTATTCGATAACAACGAATGGATATTCGTATGTAAAACTCTAACAGAAGATACTTATGCTTTTGACTTCAGTGTAGACTACCCTTTTATGGTAGTAATGACAGACGCTGATTCTAAAAAAATGCTATACATAGAACCATCTGCTCCAGGTTTATTTGAACTGGATGCTAACATGGATGATTCTAACAATGGCAAACTTATTTGGTTAGACAATGAAGTTTACCAAGTAGAAAAAATTAGTAACAAGAAGTTCAAGCTAACTAGCCAAGAGTTAGCGGGTTCATAGTTAGAGTTAGAGGTCTAAGGTGTTGCTACCTTAGACCTTTTTTTATTATCTTTTATATATGAGTACAAAAAGAACATTTACAAATGCCAAGTTCAAAGGCGAGTATGAAGAGATAACATTTGAGTTTGACCTTGATATGAATTTAAGCCCTGAAGAATTGGATTCTGCTATATCTTTTTGGATTCCTACTACTGATGATTATTCTTGTGAGTCACTATGTGACTTTATATGTGAATTAAATTCAGAGTATTTAGCTTATTCTAAAAAAGATAAGAAATATTTAAAATGGGCAAAACATCAAGATGTAACACTTGCCTAAGTGTTATTAAAGATATTTCTCGCCTTCTTTTGGTCATGGCTGTTTGTATAACTAAGCCAGATTATTTAACCTTTAAACAACAAGAACAATGAAAAAAGAAAAACCAACACAGAAACAATTAGATTATATTAAGTCTATTGAAGAAAATACAGGAATCATTTTTACAGGAACAACTAAAGAAGAAGCCTCAAAGTATATTTCCGCAAATAAGAACCACCCAGGAATACAGAATGAGTGGGCTATTATTAATGGTTATTAATTAAACAACAAGATATACTACACCTGCTTTCAGTAGTATGTAATTCTCAGGCTTTTACTATTAGATAGTACCATAGACTCCAAGTCAGTCAATAGTTCCTATGCAATGTATCGAAATGACAAGCCTTACTAATGTCAAGAAAGCAATTACAGAAATTTATTATTTAATTTAAAAACAAAAATCAGATGAATATCGAAGATTTAAAAACAGGAGAATGTGTAGTTGTAAGTGCTAAAAAAGTAAGTGGTGACAAAGTGCAACTTATGTTTGCAGAAAGAATCGCTAATCCTAATTTACGACCAACATCTATTGTAGGACTGTTGAATCAGTCAGATGAAAGATTTAATGTATCTGCTAAACCTCGTTATGCGTGGCATTCAGGTGAAATTACAGACATTAAAACTGCTTTAGGAATTGATTGTAGCTCTCTTACAGAAGAGGGACAAGTTATGGAAATAGGACTTAAAAATCCTACTATTAACGGACAATCATTGAGTATACAAATTACAGAAACAACAAATGGTTCTGAGTATGATGTAGCTAACTTTGAAACACGTGCTAAACGTGCAGGAAAAGACGGAGATTTTATTCTTTCAGAGAATGGATCTTATATCTACGTAAAATCAGATGTAGTTCTTGGAGATGCTAAACACGTATTCTTGTCTAATACAAGACGTGCTGATTCTGCAATGTCTTTGGATAACGCAGTAGCAGAAGCAATCGCTGGTTAATCCAGTAACATAATTGGTTTGTAGGGAGTGGCGTGATTTCTGCTCCCGATTAAGAGTTAGAAAGGACATTTGTAGATGTCTGTCCTTTCTGCTCTTTTTTATATTTTACATAAATGTTTCTATAATTTATAAAACTCTAATAAAATGGATAAATTTAAAATAATAGAGAGACAGCCAGTCTCTTTAGAAGATATAGGTATTTACCTAAGATTGATACATATGGATTACTATCCTGTATCAAATGAAGAAATGGCATATTTGATTAGTGAGCAATTTAATGTAGCTTGCACCGCTAATGATATAATGTATTACGAAAGACTTCACATAGAGATGGAAGACTTAGAAAAAATACAGAGAATGTCAGAGTATAATTACCCAGAATATTTAATAGAATAATTATGAGCACATATTTTATAACCAATCAACAAAGTATTGTTGAGCCTACAGAGTACAAACTATGTAGTGTGGAGCGATGTTTAAAGTATTTGAATGATTTGGATATAATTGGCTTAGACACAGAAACAAAAGGTTTTGACCAGTTTACTAAAGATATACTTAGTTTACAGTTAGGCGATAGTAAAAAACAATTTGTAATAGATTGTACTACTGTTGATATTAAACTGTTTAAGGATATTGTAGAGAACAAAACTATGATAATGCAGAACGCTAAGTTTGACTTAAAGTTTTTGTATCGTCAAGGTATTGTTCCTAAAAAAGTTTACGATACTTTCTTAGCAGAAAGAATTCTTACTACTGGTATACCTACTGCAAGAAAATCACTTGACCATTTAGTATTTAAATACTGTGGTGGAAAAGAGATGGACAAGTCTGTAAGAGCTGATATACTTAAAGAAGGACTAAGTACAAGAGTTATAAAGTATGCGGGAGACGATGTTAAATATTTACATGAAATAAGAAGTAAGCAAATGGTCGAGTTGAAAAAGCTCGACCTGCTGAAAACAGTAAGTTTAGACAATGAGTATGTCCGTGTATTGGCTTATATAGAATACTGCGGTGTTAAATTAGACACTGATAAATGGCGTACTAAGTGTACAGAAGACAAGAATATTCTTAATAGCAAAGAAAAAGTATTAGATGATTTTGTATTTAATAACGAAAAGTTTTCTTACTTGATAAACAATCAAATGGATTTGTTTGATTCTGAGCTAAAAACTCTTATAAACTGGAGTAGTTCTAAACAAGTTATTCCTTTTATGAGAAAACTTGGAGTAAACACTTCTGTGTTAGATAAGAAAACAGGTAATCTAAAAGATTCTATAGATAAATCTGTTCTTAGTACTCAAAAATCTGTACATCCTATGGTAGGAGCGTATATAGAATACAGTGAGGCTAACAAAGTAGTAAGTACTTATGGCGATAACTGGTTTGATTATATTAATCCTGTTACTAAACGTATACATACTAATTATACACAGATTATGAACACAGGCAGATTGTCTAGTGGTCAGAAAGGTAACCCTAAAAAAGGTATAGATCAAAAACCTAATATGCAAAATGTTCCGAGTGACGATAGAACAAGATCTTGTTTTGTTGCTGAACCAGGTAATACTCTAATTGTAGCAGATTATTCTGGTCAAGAACAGGTTGTGTTAGCTAATAAATCTTTAGAACCTAATTTGTTAGAGTTCTATGCTAAAGGTTTAGGAGATATGCATTCTTTTAATGCTAAAAAAATATTTCCAAAAGAACTTGAAGGTATAGAACTAAACGATGTTAAGAAAGAAAGACCTGACTTACGCCAAATGGCTAAAGCCGCAGGTTTTGCTATTAACTATGGTGGTGTAGGTATGACTATTGCTAAGAATTTATCTTTACCTTTAGAAACAGGCGAGATGGTATACCAAGCATACTTTGAAGCTTTTCCTGGTTTAGCTGATTACTTTAAACAAGCAAAAGAGAAAGCTATTTCTGACGGTTATATTACATTTAACGATGTAAGTAAACGTAAATGTTTTGTATATGGGTTTGAAGAATTTCAAAGTTTACATGCAGAGTTGTATGGAGATAAGAAGTTCTGGACTGAGTATAAAAGAGAAAAAGCAGAAGACTCTCATTATTTTAATACTTTTCTAAAACCTAAAGTAAGAAATTACTTTGTTAAGAAAGGTGGTATTGAAAGAGATGCTTTGAATTATCCTGTACAAGGTACGTCTGCAGATATTACTAAACTTGCAGGTGTGTATTTATTTAAATATTTAGAAAAGAATAATCTTTTATTTAAAGTATTAATACCTAATGTTGTACACGACGAGATCCATGTAGAATGCTCTGAAGATATAGCAGATAAAATGAGTACTATACTTAAAAAATGTATGGAAGATGCTGGCGATGTGTTCTGTAAAACAGTTCCACTAAAAGCTGAGCCTTGTAAAACACCATACTGGACCCATTAAAACTATTAAATGAAGGAGGATTTAAATTATAAGAGTGGCGATGATAAAATTGTCACTCTTTTAGCTAATAAAAAAAGAATATTTATAAATGCACTATGTGCAACTTCAACTATTAAACACGCTGCTTTAGAATTAGGAAAATCAGAAAAATGTGTATTTGATTTTTTAAAAGATTATAATATAAACAAAGAGGATCTTAAACTAATGCGTAAGAAGTTTGCAATAAGTGAGAAAAAAGTCAGGCTAAAATATAAAGAAATTAAAAATGGCGAGAAGACATATTACAGTGAAAATATTAAGAAGTAAAACAGACAGTCTTTGGTATAAAGACAAGATAGGTAAAGAGTATAAAGTAAAAGACTCTGACGACAGATACTACTCTGTTAGAGGTACTTATCAAGTTATTTATAAAGAAGATTGTGAACTAGTAAAAGAATAATAATTTAATACTTTTAAAATGAAAGAAGAGAAAAAAGAAAAAGAAGACAATGTAGACAATGTAGAAATGGGATTTGGATTAATTCAAGGAGTAATTGGATTAGGCCTATTAATCTATGCGGTGTATGTATTATTAACAATGTAAATAATATTAGTATGAACTATTCAAGGAAGATTTATAAAAAGGATTCTAAAGGTAAAATACGTATACTTCACGTATATACTCAAGGAGCTGAACTGATTCAAGAATCAGGTGTACTTGACGGTAAACTAATTACTCATCGAAGTACTTGTACCCCTAAAAACATAGGGAAAAGTAACGAGACTACTGGAGAACAACAAGCAGTATTAGAAGCAGAAGCTAAAATAGTATCTAAGATGGTAGAAGAATACTTTAACACTATTGAAGAAGCTGAAGAAAGTGAGATAATATTGCCTATGTTGGCAAAAGATTACAAAAAAGAATCTCATAAAGTAAATTTTCCTTGTTTTGTTCAACCTAAGTTAGACGGACAACGTGCTCTTACTATGAAAGATAGAAGTATTATATCTCGTAAAGGCAGACCCGTAGATACTATGGGGCATATTACTAATGTTTTGCCTGAAGGATATAACTTTGATGGAGAATTGTATGCCCATGGATTATCTTTTCAAGAAAACATGAAGCTTATTAAAAAGTATCGTCCAGGAAAGTCGGAGAATATTAAATTTCATGTGTACGATATAGTAAGTGACAAACCTTTTAAAGAAAGATTAGCTTTGTTGTCTTCTATACTTGTAGATATTGATCAAGTAACTGTTGTTCCTACTTACGAAGTTAAGAACGAACAAGAAATAGATACTTATCATAAAATATTTCTAAGCAAAGGCTACGAAGGAACTATTGTAAGGCATTCGTATGCAGGTTACGGAGTAAACAAACGTGATTCTCAACTATTAAAATACAAAGATTTTATAGATATTTCTTGTGAAGTAATAGATGTATTAGTTTCTACTAAGGACCCATTACAAGGAATAGTGCACTGTAAAAACGACAAAGGTACATTTGGTTGTGGTATGAAATTTTCTCACAAAGAACGAGAAGAAATACTGGCAAACAAAAAAGATTACATTGGTCGTATGGCAGAAATAAGGTTCTTTGAGTATACAGATGATGGATTACCAAGGTTTCCAATTTGTTATGGATTTAGAAATGATTAAATTTATCGATATGAAAAATAAAATAACTACAGCAATTACTCTTATTACAGGAGTGATTGGCTGTTTCTTTCTGTTCTATTTAATATATATATTGATAAAATGAAAAAATGTAAACACTGCGGAGAAGACTTCATTCCACAATCGTTAAACAGAGAATACTGTATTGACAACGCTTGTAATGATAAATACTACGAAGAGTTAAACAAAAATTTTGATAAGTATAATACTAAATACAATGGATATAGGAAAAATGACTATAACAGAAGCTCATAAACATTTACAGCCAATTGCTTTAGCATACGGTCTTAAATTAAATAGAGCAAAAGATTTTAAATTTGCTAGACTAGTGTTTGTTAATTTATATAGACAAGAATTAGTTTAGTTAAGTACTAACTATTAAACTTTATACTATGTATGAGACAGCAATTGCATTAATGCAAAACATTACTTTCAGAGACCACAACTCTCTTACAAAAGTTGTAAAAATATTTGCAGATATTGAGCACGCAACATTAGCATGTGCACAGAAAAAATTTTTCTGTAAAAGAATCTGAGAATCAATATTATTTTTTACAAGAAGTTCCTTTTGAAGGAGAACTTAGAGGATTAGTTTTCGACGTTACAAGAACAGGCAGTGAGATTTGTATAAGTTGGGGAGAGGATGAGGTGTTTGCATACATAGAAGTAGAGAGTGATTTAGAAGAAGAATTGTACCATGAAAGTTGTCCTCCTGACTACGTTCCTATCTATAGAATTAAAAGTATAGATATTTGCGGAACAGATATAGACGATCTTAATATTGGAGAAAACTTAAAACATGAGTTATACAGACATGCAGAAAATTATAAAGAAGAGATGTTTGACTTTGACTCTAAGTAGTTATATATTTGTAAATAAAACAGTTAACAGATGAAAAAAATAGTTGAGTGTCCCTAAATGTGGGACTAAATATGATTCATGTTCTAATGAATTTTGTCCTACACCAAAGTCAAATTATTTATGGATTTTAGACAATGGTCATGGAGGAATAATTGATGGAGAATATCAAACTCCTGGAAAACGTTCTCCTGTATGGGAAGATGGATCTCAATTATTTGAAGGAGAATTTAACAGAGCGATTGTTAATCGTTTAGTTAAAATGTGTGCTGAAAAAGGCATAGAATGTATTAATTTAGTTGATACACAAGAAGATACTCCTCTAAGTAAAAGAACTGCAAAAGCAAATAGTATACATCGTGAAAAAGGAAACACTATTTATGTGTCAATTCATGCTGATGCGATTTACTAAAGAATCTGCTAATGGCTGGTCTGTTTATACTTCTAAAGGAGAAACTAAGTCAGATATAGTAGCTTCTGTTTTAGCAGAAAAAGCACAAAAAGAATTTCCTGATGAGTATATGAGAAAGGACACTAGAGACGGCGATGCTGATAAAGAATCTAATTTTTGGGTACTGAAAAAAACAGCTATGCCTGCTATACTAAGTGAAAACTTTTTTATGACTAACTACGATAACTGTCATAAATACTTATTAAGTGAAGAAGGTAGAGATAGAATTGCTAAAATTCATTTTGAAATGATTTTAGAAATTGAAGAAAAAGAGTTAGTGTAATTACTGAATAGTTGCACTACATAAAAATATAAAAGAGGGAATAGTCCCTCTTTTTTTATCAATAATAATATGGAGAAAGAAATTTTAGATGAAGAATTTACTGAACAAGATTTGGTAGATTATATAAAAGAAGAGAGGTTAGATAGAAAATTAAGGAAGAGAGAAATTATAGATCCTAGAAACTATATAATAAATATTTTATACTATAAGTTTAAGTGGTCAGAGTTGCGTATATCTATAGTACTAGATAAAAATCGTTCTAGTATATGTCTTGCTAAAAACTCTGCTTTTTTCTTAGCGGCAGATCCTGCTTTTTTAAGAAACACAATTGAAGTTAGACAGAAAGTTTCCTTGGACACCTCAAGAACCTGACAAATTAGCTCAAACATTTAAGAAAAGAAGAAGCTTAGTAGTATTCTTAGATGAACAAGAAGTTAGAAAAGTAGAAAATGTAAGAAAACAATTAGGAGTACGTAATATGGGTACTGCAATTAAGTATTTAATTAAAAACTTAGAAGAATATTAAATTATGAATAGAGATGCAAGACAGGTTGAGGGTCTTCGTAAATGGAGACAGTCTTCGTTTCAAGGCATTGCCGAATATCCTACAGGTTTCGGTAAAACATATACAGCAATTAGAGCGATCATAGGCATGATCTCCAAAAAACAAATCAAGAGTGTAGTTGTAGTAGTTCCTACTATCACACTAAAAGAACAATGGGAGAAAGAATTGGCCAAAAAGAAAGTAAATATAGCAGAAGTATATGTTATAAACTCTGCAGTAAAAAAGACCCACGACGTAGATTTTTTAATCTTAGACGAGGTTCATAGATATGCTGCAGAAACATTTAAAGAAATATTTGTACGTACTAAGTACAAGTATATCTTAGGCTTAACAGCTACGTTAGAAAGAGATGACGGACTGCATGAAATTATATTAAAACAAATGCCAGTCTTTGACACTATTACTATTGAAGAGGCTTTACAGCATTCATGGATTTCTCCATATAAAATCTTTAATGTACAAGTGCCGTTTACTCCTGACGACTTAGCTGCATATAAAAAAGCAGACAATAGTTTTAAATACTTTGCCATGCAAATGGGCAGAGGTGGACAAGCTTTTGATACTGCTAAATTATGGATAGGATCTGATGATCCTACTGAAAGAGGCAAAGCTGCCGCTTATTATAACTCATTAAGAACAAGAAAGAAACTTTGTTTGAATAACATAAACAAAGTTAATGCTGTTGCAACTATTGTAAAGACTGTTTCCTAACAGAAACGGCCTTACTTTTAGTGCAAACACAGATTTTGCTGATTCCTTACAGAGTGTCCTTGGGGGACATTTCGATGACTTTTCATAGCAAACTTTCTAAGAAGTCACAGGGCATTGTAATGAAGACTTTTAAAGATAAACGCACGAAGATTAGAATTCTAAACACGTGTAAAGCTTTAAACGAGGGATTGGATGTACCTGAATGTTCTATAGGAATTGTAGCAGGCAGTAACTCTACTGCTCTTACTTTTATTCAACAATTAGGAAGAGTAGTAAGACATATTCCAGGCAAGGAAGCATACTTTATAAATCTTTATACACCGCAAACTCAAGAAGAGAAGTGGATGCAAAAAAGAATGAAGAATGTAGATCCGAGTTTGGTAACAGATGTAACATTAGCTGAATTTGTAAATTTAATTAAACTACAACATGCACCAATTTAAAAAAGAAGCCTCTGAAAAAACAAAACTAACTATGGTAGTAGCCCTGACAGCCAGTCAGGTGCTACACGAATCGTTAGATGATCTTGTAGACACAGACTTTTACAAAATGTCTTTAAAGCAAACTACTAATAGAATGCAAAAAGAATTAGAAAGAGTATGTGACAGACATATAGATCTTTTGTGGGCAGGCGACGAAAAAAAAGCTCGATTAGTACAAGACGGTTTATATAAGATAGCTAAAAAAATAGCTACTATGAAGCCTAGTGAATTAGTTGTGATAGGGGACATGTTTGAAAACGGAAACTTTAAGTTTGTAGAAGAAGGAAAAGCCAAAGAAATTTTGTTAACTAAAGACTGATACAATTATGAATGTAGAACTAGATTTAAAAAAACTTTATAGAAATAATCTTAGTCCTAATCAGTACGTGCTTTTAACTATGATTTATTATAAAGAGTGGGGAAAAATTATAAAATTATTTTCTGTAGAAGAAGCTTTAGAAATTAGAAACAGTTTAGTAAGTACTAAATACATTTTAGATAGAGACACTAAAAAAAACTTTCACGACACTGTAATTAGTACTTCTCATGTAGAAAAATTATTAGAAATACGTAGCGACAACATCAACTTTTTAGAATTCTTTAATGAATATCCCTATAAAAGTAGGAAATAGAGTACTGCGACCTAAAAATTCTGATACAATAGAAGGTAAAAAACTAAAAAAGAAGTATCTTGCAAAAGTAAAATCCCTTGAAGATCATAAATTAGCTGTTGAAGCTACTAAAGCTTTTGTAAGAAGGCAAAGAATTTCTAGTAATCTAGAATTTTTGCCTGGTTTAGAAGTAGTTATTAATAATGCTAAATGGCAGTCATGGGAAACATTTATCACTCGATTTGCAGAGGGGAAAACTGCTGATCACATAGATTCGATTTAGTATGAGTAAGAAAAAAGCATGGGATGAATTACAAGTAGAAATTCAAAGAGGTGTAGATGGATTAAATGTAGGTCTTCCTATGGGCTTCAATAGACTTAATAAGTTTATTGCAGGTGTACAACAAGGAAGATACGATACATGGGGAGGTGCCACAGGTACAGGTAAAACAGCAATTGTGGATGAAGCGTATGTATTTAATCCTTACGATCATTTGTGTTTAGATCCCAATCCTTTTTATTCTTTAGAAATTCTTTATTACTCACTAGAGATAGACCCTGTAGTTAAGCTAGCAAAATTTGTAGCTAGAAAAATATGGGAAGACCATGGTATTCTTACGAATATTAATGAAATCTTTAGTAGAGGTGTACATAAATTACCTTCAGAAGTAAGAAAGCTTATACCGATGTACAAAGAGTACTTCGATAAGATGCAAGATGAGGTGCTATTCTTTAGAAATAGCCTTAATCCTGATTACTTATATAATGATGTGATGAAGTACGCAGAGTCAAGAGGGAAAGTGGTACGTAACAAAGACAATATTGTTATAAATTATAAACCACATAACCCTAATCTAATTACACTTATCATTATAGACCACATTAGTCTTATAGATAAAAATTCAAGAAAAGATAAAACTAAAAAAGACGCTATAGATCGTGCGTCTAAAATGTTAGTGTTTTTTAGAAATACTTTTAAGTTTAGTCCTGTAGTTGTTAGTCAGTTTAACAGAGGTATAGAAGGTATGGATCGTAAGAAACAAGACTCTCAAGAACCTCAACTTTCTGACTTTAAAGATACAGGAGCTACACAAGAGGATGCAAACACAGTTGTTGCTTTGTTTAATCCTTTTCGTTATGGTATGGATAATCATCGTGGTTATCCTATTCTAGACGGTACATATCCTTTACGGAGAAATTATCGTTCAGGACATATTTTAAAGAATCGTGATGGCATGGATAGTTTATCTATGGGTTTTTATTTTCAAGGTGCTGTAGGTAAGTTTGAAGAACTTCCAAAAGCTTCTGATATAAAGAATGACCCTAGATTATTAAAGGCCATCTTAGACAAAAACAAAGTATGATTGTAGAATTTAAAGACTGGGTAAAACTAAAACTTACTCAAGACCCAAAGACTAGGGATTCTAATGAAAAACTTTACTATGATTATTTAGAGTATACGGGTTACGACGTAAACTCTAAAACTATAAAACAGTTTCTAAAAGACATGAGTAATCGAGAGATTCCTTATATGGATTCTGTTGCTAGAGCATCAAGAAAAGTACAAGAAGAAAACCCTTATCTACGTGGTAAAAGCTGGGGAAAACGTAAGAAAAAAAGTGTTTTAGTAAAGCACGAAATCCTTGCAGATAAGTAAGGATTTTAGTATTTTTAATCAATTAAAACGAGGAGAAAAAATGGGAAAATTAGTGTTTATTACAGGTAAATCTGGTATGGGGAAATCTACTTCCCTACGTAATCTTAATCCTGATGAGACGTTCATCTTGAATACAGACCAGAAGCCCTTACCTTTTAGAAAATTTCAAGAAAAGTATTCTGAAGAAAAGGGTAATTACAAAAAAACTTCTGATATAGTAGAAGTTATTAATATCTTAAAGGATGTTCATAAGAACAAACCGCAAATTAAAACTTTAGTGATAGACACATGGTCTAGAATTATGACTGACCATGTCATGAGTAAAGCGTTTAGAACGGCTAAAGGTTTTGAGAAATGGGGTAAGTTTTCTGCATCTATTTATGATCTAATGAATATTGTGAATGACAAAGTAAGAGACGACTTACATGTTTACTTCTTTGCTCATCCAGAAACTCATTATGATGAAACAGGCTTTCCTATGGAAAGAGTAGCTGTACAAGGTAAACAGCTTGAAAAATTTGTACCTGAGAGTTTTAGCTCTATTGTTTTATATTGTGAGGTTAAGAGTGCTCCTGGGCAACCTAACGAACATGTATTTAGAACAAAGACTTCTGGCTCAGATACTTGTAAGACACCTATTGACATGTTTGAGGAGGAAACTATTCCTAACGATTTAACATTAGTCGATACTGCTATCAACGAGTATTACTAAACAATTTTTTTATTAACTGCTTTGGAGTACTTATAGTGCTGTTAAAGCAAACACTTTAAACTATTCAGAATTGGATCTACTCTGATAAAAAATAGATCTGTTTATGTTTAGCACGGAGCTAAACAAATTATTTAATATTATTAATTTTTTAAAACACAAGAAAAATGATTGATTGGGGAGTACCAACAAACAGAAAATCTTCTACTAAAGTAGAAAAGTTTAACACGCCAGTAGTAACTATGTCTGCATTGTTAGGCAAAGGTTCTGGTCGTAAATTTACATTTAACAAAGCTGCTATTGATGCATTAGGATTAGTTTCTCCTGACAAAGAAACAGGAGCACAATCTTATGTAACTTTCGGTAGAAATGCAGAAACAGGAGATGTAGTACTTATGGCTTTAGCAGAAGAAAACGAAAACATGAAGGCTTTTAAGACTAACAAGTCTTATTCTTTTAGTGACAAGAAAACATATGAGTTTCTTACAAACAGTTTTTCTTTGAACAATGATGTAGAAAATTATCTTCACTTTGAGACTGTAGAAAACCAACCTTATTTTATGGTAACAAGCGCTACTAATGACAATACTGTTGTTGAAGAAGCGCCTATTGTACAAGAAGTTGTACAAGAAGAAGTACAAGTAGAATCAAACGAAGAAGAAGAAATTGTTTCTAACGCAGATTCTTATCAAAGTGTAGCTAATACAGTTGAAGAAGAAGAAATAGTAGACGATCAGTGGTAAAAAACCGCTATTAAATTTTTAATTAGTAAATAAAAACAAGTAATGAACATTAATTTAAATGATGACAGCTTTAATGCTGTAGAGGGTAAAGCAATTTTCAACGGAGGAAATGCAGGAGTAGTTAACGATGTTAAGATGACTATTCATAAGAAAAACTCTGAAGACAAAGAATTTGCCCCAGACTATAAAATTACTTTTACAGATTCTAATGGTGGATCTTGTAATATGCCTTTCTGGTATGTAACAAAAGAAACTTCTTGGAATACTGTTGAGCAATTAATTCAAAAACAAGGTAAAGTTTTAAAGCATATCTTGCATGTTGCTTTGGGCCCTAACGCTCAATTGCCTGTTGTTAATTCTGCAGAAGCAATGTTAGACGAAGCTATGAAATTGCTTAGAGGAGCTTTACCTAATTTAGGAGCTGTTCGTATTTTTGCTAACTATGGTACAAACGAGTATCGTAAAAAATACATTCAACCTCGTTCTTGGGTTCCTTTTATGGAAGCTATGAATGTTTCTGCTGAGACATCTGTTCTTAAACAAACAGATCTTGACGGAATGACTCGTCTGCAAGAAGACGGAGAAGAAAGCGCTGCATTAGCGACAAGTACTGCTGACTCTGATGATGATGAGTGGTAGGACTTTTTTTAATTAAAATAAAAGGAAGGGCGACTATGTTGTCCTTTCTTTTTTTATTCTAAAATTTATAGTAAATGCATAAAAAAATAAATTTAAATTCTTTTATTTTTAACGAGCAAATTACTAAAGAAGATATACTTTCTGTAATTACACAAGAAGAAATATACTCCTATTACATAGGCTCTCCTATAGAACAAGGTACTAAAATTAATAGTCCTTTAAGAGAAGACAATGTGCCTTCGTTTGTAATATATTATCATAAGAATGGTTCAGGAACATTAATGTTCTACGATTTTGCTACTAAAGATAGTGGCGATGTTATCGTGTTTGTAAGTCTGCTTTATGATATAAATTACAAAGAAGCTTTGTGGAAAATTGCATATGATTTTAAACTATCAGATGCAGAAATAACAGGAGAACGTAAACAGTTAGTTAAAGCTAAAAAAGTAGTACAGAAAAAGCAAGTTAAAATAGGGATAAGAAAAAGAAAATGGCAAATTCACGATGCTAAATATTGGAAACAATACGGCATTAAAAAAACTACTTTAAAAAAGTATAACGTGGTGCCTATAAGCCACGTATTCTTTAACGGGAATGCTAATAAAGCAGACAAGAATGCTTATGCATATATAGAATATAAAGACGATAGTGTTAGCTATAAAATTTATCAGCCTTATAGTAAAAAGTTTAAATGGATTAACAATGCCAATTATACTGTGCACCAAGGTTATACAAAACTTCCTTCATCAGGAGAACTTTTAATCATTACTAAATCTTTAAAAGACGTAATGAGTTTAAAAGATGTAATGGAAATAGATAGTGTGGGTTTACAATCAGAATCAGTAATGATGAAAGTTTCAGTAATGAACGAGTATAAATCTAGATTTAAACAAGTGTTTTGTTTATTCGATAATGATACAGCAGGTGTTAAACTCTCTAAAGATTTTACTAAAAAATATAATGTACCGCATTTTTTTATGCCAGAATTACCTGGTGTAACAGATTTTAGCGACTTAGTTAGTAAAGTAGGAAAAGAAAAAGCCAAAGAATTATTTAATCAAAAAATATCAAAGTTATGGATAAATCACAGTCCTTAAGTAAGGTTACCAAAGACCTTATGTTTAAAGAACCGTTTTACGGATTCTTTTTAATAATGCTAAACAAAGTATGGAATGAAAAAGTACCTACTGCATGTGTTGGAAAACAAGGAATCAATTATCATTTAATGATAAATTCTTCTTTTTGGGAAGAACTGCCGCACATAAAAAGAATAGGTTTAATAAAACATGAATTACTTCATATTGCATTTAAACATCTAAATGTTTTTACTGATTTTAAAGATAAGAAACTAGCAAACATTGCTATGGATTGTGAGATAAATCAGTATATAGACAAAGAATGGTTGCCAGAAGGAGGCGTAGACATTGACAATTACCCAGAATTAAATCTTGATCGTAAAGCAGGTTGCAGATATTATTATGAAAAGATGCAACAAGCTCAAAAAGAAAAAGAAGAAAACGGAACTTCTGGGTCAGAAGCTTTTGACAAAATGCTAGAAGAAGGTGTAGACCATTCTGAATGGGAACAGTTTGAAGATCTTTCTGAAGGAGAACAAAAGTTAATGGATAAGCAAGTACAAACATTAATAAAAGAGGCACAAGAACAGACTATTAAGAAAAGAGGAGTAGTACCTGGAGAAATAGAAGAAATCATAAAACTTTCTGTAGTAGAAAAACCAAAATTTAATTGGCGAAAGTTTATTAGAAGATTTACAGGGCAACTCTCTTAGAACCTTTACTAAGAAACAAAGAAGAAAAGAGAATCATAGATACTCTGATAATCCTGGTTTAAGAGTAAAGATGCGACAAAAAATGTTAGTTGCAATAGATACATCTGCTTCTGTAAACAACGATGAGCTTACTGAATTTATGAATGAAATTTATCATTTATATAGATCAGGAGTAGCTATTGAAATTGTACAGTGTGACACTAAAATAAATAGTATACAAGAATACAAAGGTAAATTTGAGCTTGAAATATCAGGTAGAGGAGGTACTAGTTTTGATCCAGTATTAGATTATTACATGGACAATCCTAAGTTTACAAGTCTTGTATATTTTACTGACGGTGAAGCATATACAGAGTTAAAACCAAATAAGAATATTTTATGGGTTCTGTCAGAAAGATCTGATATGAATAATGAATTACCAGGAAAAGTTATTAAACTAGAAATTTAAAAAAAATGAATCAAACTAAATTAAACGTAGAAGAATTAAGAGATTTTGTATCTCACATGATTAAAAATAATCAACACATTCAAGAAAAAGGATTAGTACCTGTTACTATAGATGTATCAGGTAATGCAGGATTAGGTAAAACTTCTTCTATTATACAGCTAGCAAAAGATCTAGACTTGCAAGTAGAAAAAATAAATCTATCTCAGCTAGAAGAGTTAGGCGATTTGATAGGTTTTCCTGTCAAAGAATACAAAGTAAAAAACAATGAAGGAAAAGTATTGTGGATTACTGAGCAAGAAATTGCTACTGCAAATGAAAAAGGATATAGAGTAGTAGATAAAAGAATGTCACACGCAAAACCATCTTGGGTACAAGGTAAAAAAGATGGCGGTGTACTTATACTCGACGATTTTACACGTGCAGACCATAGATTTATGCAAGCTGTTATGGAAATTTGCGATAGACAAGAGTATATTTCTTGGAAATTGCCTAAGAACTGGCATGTAATTCTTACTTCTAATCCTGACAATGGAGAATATAATGTAACAAGCTTAGATGTTGCACAGCAAACACGTTTTGTTTCTGTGGAGCTAAAGTTTGATGAAAAAGTATGGGCAAAATGGGCAGAGTCTGTTAATATGGACAGCCGTTGCATAAACTTTTTACTTATGCATCCAGAATTAGTAAACGAAAAAGTTAATCCTAGAAGTTTTACTACATTTTTTAATGCAATTAGTTCGATAGAAAAGTTTGAAGACGAGTTACCTATGATTCAAATGATAGGTGAGGGTTCTGTAGGACAAGATTTTTCAAGCATGTTTACAATGTTTATTAATAATAAGCTTGATAAAATTATATCGCCAAAAAACATTATTTCAAAAGACAAAGATTACGTTTTTGCTGAGTTAAGAAAAATGATAGGAGAAGAGGACGAATTTAGAGCCGACATCTCTAGTGTAGTTTCTACTAGAATAGTAAACTACTTGTTGAATTTTGCAAAAACAAATCCTATTTCTAAAGAAATAGTACAGAGAGTAGAAGAAATATTTACAGAGTGTACTTCTTTTACAGAAGACTTAAAATATTTTATTGTTAAAGAATTGTTGAACGGTAATAAACAAAAGTTTTCTAAACTAATGTTGAACCCAACAATAACTAAAATTTTAATTAAATAATCATGAAAACATTACAAATAGTAGTAGATGCAGAATTGGAAAAAACTGTTTTAAAAGGCAGAATTAAATTAAATGAAGATAATAAAGATAATAATTTTATTATGTCTAAAAATAAATATTCTTTAAAACCCAATCAAACTGTTTTTATATCAAAAAATTGTAGTATTCCAAAAGTAAAATTGCGTACTGTAATGATGAGCCACAATTTAAGAATTACTAAAAATTTTAAAGAAGCAGATTTTTGTTTTATAAATTCAAGTGATTCTGGCATTAACGCAATTTCAGAAAGTTCTGGGGGTTATATTTTAAATAATAAAAATCACACAAAATCAGCAGACTATTTTAAACATTCTGTAAAAAATAATGTAGACTCTTTATTTACGCTGGCAGATATTGATATAGATATATTAGGAAATCACATTGAAGAAGAAGGAACAGTAACAGTAGATTATAGAACTCTTAATTCTATTAAAAGATTTTATCCTAATGTAGAAACTAGTTATGACTATAACAAGTATTTAAAAGAAGGTCCTGACTATGAGTGTTACGAATATTTTTTAGATAATGACATAGTTGTATATAATCAACAAGATTTAATGGAAATAGTAAACGGCAGAGATGCTTTAGTCATAGAAAAAAAAGAATATAATCAGCTTAAATCTATGATAGATAGTTCTGACGAAGACAACTTAGTTTTAGCCATGGAAATGATAGCTAACTGTGATTACACAAAAAGTTTGTTGTACTTATGTATGCTATTCGAGGCTTACTCAGAAAAGTTTTTAAAAAATAAGTATTGTCGTCATATTAATTTTAAGTCTTTATTAGCGTACTTAAACATAAATCGTTACACATATGTTACTATAGATTATATGATGGACTTATTTATAGAAAGAAAAGTTCTTAATAAAGAATGGGTAGATATAATCTTTGAAGAGTACGCAGATAGAATCGCTAACAGAGAATCTAAACATTTTAAAGCTAAAGTAATAACTTTAAACACAGAGGCACTTGAATTCTTAAATTTTAATTACGACCAAAAAATAATAGAAGACTTTATTCCTGTGGAAAAAGAAATAGAAAAAGAAGAAAAAATACTAGATGATAAAAGTATTTCTAATATTGTTTGGTCTTAAAATTAAAATATGGCAATTAGTGAAATGACAATTGAGTTTCCTGAATTTATTACCCATGTACCGTTAAGCGGTAAAAAATGGGTAAAAATAGGTTACAATAAGATACATGCTTCAGCGCACTTTACCGTTCGTAATGCATTTGTAGCAGCGATGCACAAGTATATTGAGAAGCATATGCCGCAAGACTATAAAATATCTTTGCCCGTAGAAACACAATTAATCATATACGCTCCTATTAATTATGGAGATGTAAAAAGATTAAAAGACAAAAAAACAGGTAAAGGTAGAATTAGTTGGAAACCTGCTCCCGAAGGATATAGTCCAAGATGGGACATAGGTAATTTAGCTTTAGTGTGGATAAAATGTCTAGACGACGTTCTGCAAAAAAGAGGAATTTTACCTGATGACACAATAGAGTTTCTGTCAAAAACTTCTTACGAATTTGTAGAAGTAGAAACTCTTAAAGAAAGAAAGTTAGTTTATAAATTAAAAACAATTAAAAAGTAATGGAAAATTACAGAGAACTCTCTGGATTAAACCAAAGCCTTTTAAAGAAAATTCTTGTTAGTCCTTCTGCTTTTTTAAAGCAGTTGGACCAGCAAGATGATTCAGAAAAAGATCATTTTGTGTTTGGTTCTTTAGTAGACGACATGTTATTGTCAGATATAGAAATATCAGACAAGTATTATGTTATGAAAGATTCTTTATCAGAAGTTAAAAGAAACATAACTAGATATGTGTATGACATGTATCTTGTAAACGAAGATAATGAAGAGTTATCCTGGTCTACAATGGACGAAGAGATTCACGATGCTTGTGAAGAATACTCTTTTCAGACTAATTGGAAATCAGAAACTAGAGTAAAGAAAATTAAAGAAGAATGCGAGAACTATTTTAATAGTTTAGTAGCTTCTAAAGGTAAAAAGTTAATTACAGAAGAAGACCATTACAAAGCTATTATAGCAGTAGCTTCTTTAAAAACGGATCCTTTTACTGGTAAATACTCTGAAGAAAAAGAAGGAATAGAAATATGGAAACACAAAGTAATTACATTTGATATTGCTCCTTTTGACGAAGAAACATTTTCTATTAAAGGAGAACTAGATAAAGTGTATATAGATCATAATGCAAAAACAATTTTGCCTATAGACTATAAAACTACTGGTTCTTCTATACATATGTTTAAATATGACTTTTGGAAATTTAGATATGATTTTCAATGTGCTGTATATTCTTACGGCATAAAACAGGACCCAAAAGTAATAGAACTTATAGAAAAAGGATATAAAGTATTGCCTTTTAACTATATAGTGGTAGAGAAAGAGATGGTAAATCCTCCTATGATTTTTAGAGTTCCTAATGTAGTAACAAATATAGGATGGCAAGGAGGCACACTTGTTTCTGGTAGAAAATACGAAGGGTTTTTACATTCTTTAGAAAGGTATAAATTTCATAAAGAAAAAGACAATTGGGATTATCCTATGGAGTATTATATAAACGGACACATTAATATAGAAATATGAGCGATAAAAAATATACGCAGACATCAACGTTTTTGTTTCCTCTTTTGGAAATACCTAAACAATTATTTAGATGCGATGTTACAAACAGTTTTAATAAACGCATTATGACTACTAGATTTTCTAATGCTTTTATGTGGGACGAAGATCTAGAATTTGATTTTAATCACGAGCCGTATATTTTTATAGTACTAAAACCTTACAGAGATTATAATTTTGAAGAGTTTTATTCGACAATAATATCTATGGCAACTTATGTGGACGAATACGAAAAAGACGATTTTATTGTTATGGTATTTAAGATACCTGAAAAACATTTGGATCAATATAATCTTTTATTAGAAGGTAAGTATTCTAAACTTGTCTCCAGAAATAAAAGGTCTTATATTAAAAAACGGTTTCTTTAAATTAAACCCTAATATTCTTCCTCGTATTTTAAGCAGATGTCCTGAACTTAGAAAAAGCTGGGAAAAAGCTCTTTCTTCTTCTGAGAATGATCCTGTAATTTTAGGAGACCAAGAAGTATGGTCCATAATAGATAAAAATAAAGAAGGCCTTAGTAGTAAAACGTTAAAACAATTAGGAGTAACGCATAAACTAAATCCTGCAAAAGAATTTGATAACTAATATGAAATATAAAAAACAATTCTGGATAGACACCCTGGGAAAAGGGTGGGCTATCCAGTTACAAGAAACACTTAAAACAGAATATGGTACTTCTAAATTAATGGGTTTTGTCGGAGCAGAATATGCTATGAACAAAGTAAAACCTAATAAAGAAAACATATTTAAGGCTTTTAAACTTTGCCCTTGGGAATCTACCAGAGTTGTTATTATAGGCAAACAGCCGCACAGAAACATAGAAGCTGCTAATGGTTTAGCATATGGAAATGAATTTGTAACGCAGTTTTATTCACCTGTTATTACTAGAATTTTTGAACAAGTAGAAAGAGAATTTCACAATGGTTTGCATTTAGGGTTTGATTTTAGTTTAGAAGACTGGGCTAAACAAGGAGTACTTCTATTAAACAAACAGTTGACAATTAGAGAAGACGACAAAGGCGAACATACTAAGCCTTGGGGTAAGTTTATATCTGCAGTTTTAAATGCTTTAAATCAGTATAAACCAGGTACTATTTACATTTTATGGGGAGAAGAAAATCAAAAACTAAAACCTTTCTTAGAAAAAAATAATCATGTTTTGACTTTTGATGACCCTAAAGATTACGTCTATCCTAAAAAAGACTGGCATTGTCCTAATTTTAAAGAGGCTAATGTTATTTTAAATAACTTATATAAAGAAACTATAAAATGGTAGAAGAAAAAATTATTATCAAAACTCAGTATTATGAAAACTATAATGTAGGGCCCAAGGGATTTAATACTTATGGAGACAAAAAACCAAAGTGGAAACCTAAAGGAGGTTATAATTTTGTAATAGAATTAGAAACTGATTTATTGCTTTATACAAAAAGTGTAGAGGCTATATTTGAAAAAATGATTTCTAAGCATAATACAGAAGCAGAAAAGTTTGAGTATAGAGACTATGAAATTGTTTATGAAGAGCCCTAGAGTTTTAGGAACTAAAGAAGATTTTTTAATTTTGTTAAAAGAAGAATTAGAATACGAATCATAAAATAAAAATCATGGAAAACAAAGAAGAATTAGAAGCTACTATAGCTTCTTTAGAATCGCAATTAACTGGTGACATGTTTCAAGATATGAATATTAAAGACGAAATTCATAACTTACAAATGAAACTTAAAGGAATTAAACCTATGGATAGCCATATAGATTGCATTGGTTGTGGATCATAAATAGAAGTACATATGACTGAAATAAAGAAAGTCAGTAGAAAAGCTATGGAAATCCGATTGTCAGAAAGAAGTAGCGATTATATCTCGCCTTCTTTTGGGTTCGGCTGTTTACTTAAATGCTCCTACTGTTATATGAAAAGGCATTTGCCAGAAGGCCTTACTGTTGCAAAAAACTATGGCGATATACTAACAGCGATTAACAATCATGCATATTTTTATGCTGATGTAAAAAAGCCTAATCAAACGGATCCTGAGTATGTTACTTATGACATTGCTTGTAACGAAGATTTTGCTTTACATGCTAAATACCACGAATGGCAAAAAATATTTGAGTTTTTTGTAGAGCATCCTATTGCTAAAGCAACGTTTGCTACTAAAATAATTCCTACTAAGTTCTTAGAATTTAATCCTAAAAAGAAAGTAAGAATTAGATTTAGTCTTATGCCGCAAATAATCAAAGAAAAATTAGAGCCTAATACTCCAGATATTATAGACAGGATTAAATCAGTAAATAAATTTATTGAAGCTGGGTATGAAGTGCACTTAAATTTTAGTCCAGTAGTTGTGTTTGACGATTGGCTAAAACATTATGCTAAGTTATTTGCTTTATGTGATATGCATATTAAAGAAGAGTATAAAAAAGATGTATTGTCAGAGGTTATTTTTTAACTCATAATGAAAATAAACATAAGTATAATGTAGCTAATAACGTATCAGGAGAAGATTTATTGTGGCAGCCTAAAAAACAAGAAGTAAAAACTTCTCAATATGGCGGTAAAAATATTAGATATGCTAAAGGATTAAAATCTAAGTATATAAAATATTTTAAAAACTTACACGATGAAATGATTCCGTGGAATAAAATTAGATATATTTTTTAAATTAATTCAGAGAGCTCAAGGGCTCTCTGAAAAAATTTTACGGTTTAGTAGTTGTCTTCTTCTAGTGCTTCTATATATTGGACCACAGTACTTTCGTTATCTGGCTGTTGGTCTTTAAATATAAGAGCTAGTCTTTCTAATAAAGTAAATTCACTATCGTCTTGTTTTTCTTTTAATAAATCATAAGTATAAGAATCTATAATTTGATTTTTTAAGAAATTATTTTTTAGATCAGGAAACTGACTTTCGTAAATATTTTTGTATCCAGGTATTTTTTTAATGGCCCACTTACCTGCGTGAGTCCATCCTTTATACATTCCGCTTTGGTAAGGTTTAAAATTAAATATTTCTTTAATATCTACTAAATCTTTTACAGTTCTTACACCCACAACAGGTTCATCTATAATTTGAAGTAATTCCCCTGTGTTTAACAAAGGTTGTCCTGCAGCTTGTTCTAAGAGCACTCTATTCATTTGGTATGCTGCTAATTGTAGCATCATATTTTCATCATCGTCGTCTGCTGCTACATTTACCATAGCACTTATGAGAGCTACAACTTGTAAATAAATAAGATCTAAAGTTGCTTTTTTAACTCCTCGTTTTTTAGCAGGACTAGCTATATTTTTATAAGCAGAATAAATATCCCAAGGAGTAAGATTCTTACCTTTAATTATATCTTGATATATGAAATCTCCTGCAGCAGGGTATATACCCATCTCTTCTTCTCCAGTAATAAAGTTTACTTTTTTCTTAGTAAATCTAGAATCTATCATATTTATAAACCATCCACGGTGCATAAGTACAAAATCTCCATATACTGTACGAGCTAGTGCTCCTTTATCACTTTCTGATAGCGTACCGTCTACTGTGTTAGCTACATGATTAACTTGTCCCACAGCCGCATTTTCTACCCCATCAGTAACGTATTGCTTAAACTCTGGTTTTACTTGCAGAATGCCGTCTACTACTTCATAAGCATTGTACAAACTTTTGTCTCTAGACTCTTTCCATTTTTTATTAGCTTCTTTTTTAGATAGGCCTTCTTTTTCAGACTTTTCTAAAAAGTTCTTTTTGTTTATAAAATTACCGTCTACTAATCTTATGTTATCGTAAATAGACAATGCTACTCTACCTTTAATAGCGTAGTCAGCAGTACGATAATTTAAAAACATAAGGTCTCTACTAGTAACATCAGAAAGTAGTTTATTCTTATTAGTATTTCTAAGCATTTTACTAAGCTCTACAACTCCGTTACGTTGTAATAAAAGATGCATTTTATTTGTCTGTCTTTTTTTAGGAACTTCTTGTAAGACATGTAGTATATTTTTAGCATACTCTCCTCTTGCCCAGTTTTTAGATTCTAATGTAGTATATAATCCTATTTGATCTTCTACAAGAGAATCAATAGACCCTTTTAAATAACCTGCAGTAGAAGTAAAAGGATTTAAGGCCAAGTTATTTAAAGAAATATACTTAGAAACTTTTTGCGCCAACTTAGTAAAAGAAAAAGACTTATTAGCAAGATGTAATTTTCTAGTAAGAGGAGTATCTTTTACTGTTACACTAACATCTTTCTTTACTATACCGTAAACATTTTGATCTAACATGTTTTGCAGTATTTTAAAATCTCTAGAAACGATACCTTCTACTTGTTGTTTTCCTTTTTGGTATTTTTTTCTACTTAAAGCACTAGAAATAGTATATACATCACCTGCTATGGTGTTCATAGATTTAAAGTTTTCTGCCATTTCAGAATACACAGTATAACTTCTAGTTAAATCTCTAGATAAATTTGCAGGATTATCAAAACGTTGGTTAAAATATATAGGGACCATTCTATTATTTAGTGCAGATATTTCCCCAAACTGAGTATCATCTTCATCAATAAAGAAAGCTTCTTTTACAGTCTCTCTCATATTAGTTAAAAAAGACTGGTTGTTATCAGTAAGTTTTTCTAAAAACTGAGCTCTTATTCCTGGCAATAAATATATAGAAGCAGAAGTTCTATATTGAGTAGGCAATTTAGAAAGAGCTTCTGTTTTAGTATCTATTAGTAAATCATAATAATTTTTAACTGCAGGATTTTTCATTAATTCTGCAAACTTAGGATTAAGAGTTTTAGGTTTTCTGCCTATAATTGTTCCTTCAGAATCATAACTTAAAAGAGAATTTTCTCTAAAAAATGCTTTAGTAACTCTTTTATAAGTTTTTAAATCTTTTTCAGAAAGCTGGCTAGTATCAAGATCTGCATAGCTATCGTAACCTAATTCTTTTGCAAGTTTTTCTTGCATTTTAGATCTTTCAGCATAGTATCCTGCCCAGTCTTCTTTACGTATAAGGTACTGAGTATACTTTCCATTTGCATCTTTTTCTATTAAATCTTCTACTTTTACTCCAGCATTTTCCATTTCTAGTTGTGCCCTTAGTAAAACGTTACCTTTTGAAATTGCAAATCTTTTTACAGCTTGAGTAGCATCAAATAATATTTTATGGACTGCTCTTATAATAGGAGAATTAGAAAGTTTGTAATTACCTACTTGTAGTCTCCAGGCAGAAGCATCTTCTTTAGTAAAATTAAAAGCGGTTTCTGCATTAAAATCAGGATCTATTTTTTGACCGTCAGGGCCTACATTGCCTTCTTCTAATACAGTAAGTGCGTTTTCTTTTATAAGAGCTCTATTTCTAGAATCCATTTGTAATATTTCGGAACGAACTTCTTGTAGCATATTAAGAAGATTTTGATTTTCTTCTTTAGAAAAATTTAATACAGACATTCCTTCTTGAAAATCTGTAAATAAATTCTGATACATTTCAGAAAATTTTTCTATCATTTCTAAGTCCTTACCATTAGTAGCATTTTTTTCAATAAAAGTATCTAGCATTTTATTTATAGGAACAAGCTCTTTTCTGGCTAATTCTATTACTCCTAAAGCACTTACAGTAAGTTCATTTTTTTCTATTTGTTCTTTTAAAGTATCTATTTCTTTTTGTAAACTTTTTACTTTTTTTGCCTTAGCGCTATTTCTTCTAAGTTGTTCTAATCGTTCATTAAGTTTATTAGTAGCCGCTATAACAAATTTAGCTTTAACTTTTTCTATTGATTCAGGTAAAGATTCTAGTAATTCTGTTTCAGATTCTGGAGTATACACTAATCCTTTTTGGTAGAATACAGTGTTACTTGTTGCGTCTACAGTATTAGCAGTTCCTAAATATTCATTGTTAAGAATAGATTGTGCAAGAGGATATAAATCATTTTTAATTTCTTCTGCAGCATCTGACTTTCTAAATTTAGAAACCCATTTTTTAAACTTGCTAAAGATTCCTTTAATAAAAGGCAGCACTCCTTTTGTTTCTTTTGTTTCTTGAAACTTATCTAGAATAACTTGAGTAAGTAGTTTATCTACGGCTTCTTTTCTAAAGTCTTCTTCATTATTATATAGTTCAGCGTAAACCTCTTTTACCTCTTTATACATTTCTGTATCTACTATTTTCTCCATAGCTTTCTTTACAGAAACATCGTCTTTTAATATGCTAGTAGCAAAGTGTGCTACTTCTTCCGCTAATGTATCGTATCCTTCTTTTTGTGGATCTATAGCTATTATTCTATTAAGTAAGTCAGCAACAGCTACAGACCCTTTTAAAGAGTCTGAGTCTGTTGCCCTATTCATCATTTCTTCTAAAGTAGTTACGGCAATACCGTGAGTATTAGCCCACTTTAAAAGTCTGTCAGTTAGATCTTGGTTGGGATTGAGAGGAGTACTTGTTTCTAACTGTCTGTATTTGAAGGGATTGATGAATCTTTTACTAGAGTCTTTAAAGAACCACATACGAGAAGCAGCTCTATGGACCGTTAAATTTAATTTTCTAGCGTCTCTTTGAACCTGTGCTAAGTCTACATTTGCAGGCATAAAACCTGCTTGGTTCATATTGTATTTAATACCTAATTGTTTTATAGGATTAATATTATAAAATACCCCTTGGCCAAAAGGAATAGACAAAACTTCATTAGCAGTAGGAAAACTATCTGTTCCGTTTTTGTCCATCCATAAACTTATTTTGTAGTTTAAAACATGCGGATGTTCTTTTGTACTGTTTAATAAAGACTTATATTCTGGGTGATTTATATTTATACAATTCATATTAACATTCTTTAAGTTGTATCATAATACTTGCTTTTTCTAAAGCGCTTGCTTTTTCCCAAATACTTTCTGGCATAGGAACTTGCTTTTTACTTTTTGCTAAAGTACTATATTCTGAGTAAGGAGCTTCCTTGGGCCCAATATTTGGTGTTTCTATGTTTGATTTTATTGTAGGCGCAGAAAATTGTAAAACATCTATGTCTGGGTAATCGTCGTCTTTTAAATCTTCCAGTACTTCTTTTGTAGAAATAGTAAACAAAGAAGAGTTTGTAGGATCTATTGGAGGAGCTTCTTGATACTTTTCCTCTATTTCTTTTTTGTTGGTCAAAGTTAAACCGCTGCTCTTCTTAATAATTTTAGGAACTATAGACTCATTTATAGGATTATTGTAATTAAATTCTACAATAAAATTGTTAGTTCCTAATGTAGGAATCTTATTGTATTCTAAGTAATCCTTATCTAAAGTTTCTTTATTTATTTCGTAAACACTAGTAACTTTATTTTTAGTTACTTTAAAGAAAGAAGGAAAAACTCCATCATTATTTTTATAGTTTTGATGAGCTGCTTTTCTAATAATTAAACTTTGAGTATTATCAACTTTTACAATTTTTCTATTGTTATTTATCCTTGGATCGTATTTTTCAGGAAAAATTACATTTTCAGGAAACATAGCTTCTTTGTTAACTTCTTCTAAAGCTTGTTTAATAATTTTAAAACTTGTTCTTCCTGTATCATTAGTAGAATTATCTAAATTTCCTACAATAAAAGTTTTATTATTATTTTCGTTAGCTGCTTTAATTAATTTTCTTAAATCAGATTTCATAGATGTTATAAGCTTTCTACTTTCAGCTTCTTCTAATTGTTTAGGACCTTCTATTTTTTCTAAAGACCCATCTTTAAAAGTAGCTTTTTGCATTCTTATACCAAATCCTTGTCCTTCTGTACCAAGTGTAATTTGACCCGTTATACCGTATTGAGTCCATTTACCTGTGTCTCCTTTTTTATACAAAGATTTATTTGTTGTAGCGTTTCCGCTAAAAGCAAACCCTGCAGCATCTATATTATGAGCTCCTTCTTGTGTAGTTCCAAAAACAAATACTTCGTCAGGTGCTAATTTTAAAACTCCTTTTTTAGGAGTAAATCCTCTTGGAGTATCTTCTTTTAAATTTAAAGAAGGTACTACCATAGATTTTTCTGCAGTATTTTGTATAAACTGTTTAATAAAATTATATACAGCGCCTGATTGTGTTATGTAACCGTCAACTCCTACCGCAGGTTCGTTTTTTAAATCTTCAAAAACTAATTCAGCTATATCATTAAAACTATTATTGTTTTCGTCTAAAAGTCCTACTCCTTTATTAATATCTTCTTTTGCAAAAGAGTCTTTCCAAAACTCTACAGGAATCATATTAAAGAATGAATAAGAACTAAAACTATATCCATTAGAGAAAAAAGTATATTTAACTAAATCTAACGCTAGTTTTCTGTCTTTAGCATTTTCTGCAGTTAGCATTTGTTTCCAAGCTGCTCTTGCTTCTTCATGATCTAAACTCTTCTTACCTGTATTGTAGTATTCTATTCTACGTACAGGAACAGTTCTTGTAGCATCTTTAGTATACAAAGCTTCTAAAAGCGGCATGTAAATAGAATCTGGGTTTTCTTCTTTGTACTTACGCAATGTATCAGGAACTTCATTTAAAACTCTTGTAGCATCTTTGTAATTAAAGAAAGGAAGTTTAGACCCTATGTAAGACATAAACAGACTGTCTACCTGGCGTGCTTCCGAAGCTGTTAAATTAAAATCTGTTTTTAAATCAGAAAAGAAATTTTTTATTTTTCCTAGCATAGAGTATTGTATACTACCTGTTTCTGTAGAAATTTTTCCTATAGAAGGAAATACTTTATTTAAAATACCTAAAGGTTTTAACCATCCATATTTATTAAAAGCAGGATTAATTAATTGCTCTGATTCTGTAAAAAATAATTCTTCTTTACCTGTAATCATAGAGTTACTTCTATTTAATACTCTTTGTTGTTTATTAATCATTACATAGTTTTCTCCATTAGAAGGACCTACAGGTTGAGTATCTACTTTAGAAGCTTGCGTTATTTGGCTTAATTCTTCTGCTATATTGTAATGATCTTTAAAAGCTACTAACGCTTTATACTGAGTAATTAATGTTTCTTTAGAGTTATTATTATCTAAAGCATCTTGCAATTCTTTTAAATTTAGATTCCCTTCTTCCATTTCTATAGAATCTAAACTAATATTATTGATGCCTAAATCTCCTTTTAGCTGTGCAATGTGTTTGTCTACTCTATTTTTTTCTGTTGCAGCAGATCCTTTTTCGTTAAAGTGCTCTTTTGTAAGTTCTACAATTGAAGGTTGATTAACAAAAGCAAAAATAGTATCTTCTTTAACTCCTAATCTAGATAAGTATGCGATTACATTGGCCGTGTAAGTGTTCATATTTAAATAAGCAGATACAGGTTCTTGAGCGTTGTCTACAACAGCAGCTAATTTAATTGCTAATGATTTAGATATTCTTTCTCCTTCAGAATTTTTTACATTATTTAAACTGTTGTATTCTATTCCATCAAATTTAACACTTGAATTCAAAGCAAGATTTGTGTATTGTGCTTTAGCATGATTAGAATTATGATTTGCAAAAATACCAATTAGCTTTTTACCTGTCATATTACGTCTAAACAAAGTCAATTGTGTAGAAGGATAATTTATATTAAAATCCTTATCATCTAATTTTTTAGAAAAATCTTTAAGTAGTTCTCTATATTGTAAAACATCTATTTTTCCAGATTTAAAATCTTTTAAAATATCTATACCTTCTTTTTTAAGATTAGAATCTTTTGGTAGTTGTAGTATTCTAGTACTAGTTCCTAATTCTATTAACTTATCAAAGTTACCAGAGTCAATAATAGAAAGAGCCGTTTCTTTATTTTCCATAATACCAATCATTATTTGTAATAATTGATTATTACGTGTTGCTTTAGTATTAAAGTCTACGTATTCGTCTTTAGAAATCGTTTCTACAAAACCAGCTATATCTTTTTTAAGAGTCTTGTATCTTTCATGCGCAGTATTAACACCTGCATCAAATAAATCTTTTTCTTCGTATACTTTATTACGTAAAGAATTAATTTGTTTTTTAAGAGCGGCTTTTTTTACAGGGTCTGTTTCTTTTTTACTTTCTTCTGTTAAATCTTTTATTTCTGTTACAATCTCTGTAAAACCTACATCTTTTTTCCAGTTGTTTCTTGATAAAACAGAATTAAAAATATCTTGATCAGCTTCTTCTTTTAACTTTAGTATTCTTTTTTGACTGCTTTTTGGAACATACTTATTAACAAAAGATTCGTAAGAACTATTACTGTCAAAAATAGCGTCCACAATTTCTTCAGCAGAAGAATTTTCATTTAAATATTTTTTGTATTCTATTTTACCTTCTTTTGTTATTCTGTACTCAGGAATAATCATAGAAAGTTTATCAATATCAAAATCGAGTCCTGCTTGAGTAGTAGCTTCTTGAGGAAGAATAATAGTACCTCCTGCTGCTGAATCCGTAAACCCTACTACTTTAATATTAAACATAGAGTATTTATCTTCAGTAGGAATACGGTAACCTAAAAGCGCTGTTAATTCTTTTGGCAGTGTTTTTAAATCTATCTCGCCATCTTTATTTTTAGGAAAGAATCTTTTAGTCCACCAAGGCAGCAAAGCTTCCATTAAATAATTACCGTTTTTATCTATGTAGAACTCTAGTTCTTCAGATACTCCGTAAGAAGTAGCATTGACCATTGCTCCTCCTTTAATTTTTTGTTTGGTAACATTATTTTTAAAGAAAGAGTTTAGAAGGCTTTCTACTTTATAAGAAACTAAAGGATGCCAAAGAGGTAAAGTAGGTGTTTTTTTATTTTTACGAACATTATCTACAAGCTCTATTGCTTTAAAATATTCTTCTCCTAAGTTTCTTCTTGTAATTTCTGCTCTTAAATGAGTAGTAATTTTTTTATAGTCTATTTCCCCGTCTTCGTCCAGGAACATTTCTTCTACATCTTCGTAAGACTCTTGTAGATTTTCTACTATAAGATCTTGATACATTCTTGCTACTTCTCTTCCTGTATAATCTTTTTTATTTATTTTGTATATGCCGTCCATTGACATATCACTTATAATTAGATTACGTAATTGGCTACCAAAGTTACCAGAAGCATCTTCGTATTTAGGCGGTACTTCTTGTTGAAGTCTCCAGTCTGCATGGTCTAAAGTAACAATAGCAGGAGGTCCGTTTAATATTAGTTTGCCTTCATCATCTTCTACTAATTCATTATATGTAACGTTTCCTTCTTCGTCTAGTTTACTTCCTATAGCTCCTACTTTTACAGCAGATTCAAAAGCAATAAAATCTATTTGCGGACCATCTGGTTTAGGATTGTTTAATAAATCGTAAGCAGCTACTAGTTTAGGACGCATAAAGTTTCCGTCTGCATCTTTTTTATATGCAAGTGCTTTAGTTAAAAGTACTTCTGAGTTTTTAATTTGAATAGGAACTTCTACTCCTTCTATATTCATCTTACTAAACATAAAAGGTTTTGAGACACTAAACAAAGCAGAGTCTTCTGGTTTTTCAATTCCTTTTTTTATTCTTTCAAATGCTTTTTTATGTGCTGGAGTATATCTATCAAGAGATACTAAAATATTTTTAGCTCTATCTAAAGATATAAAAGTAGCCGCATCAGTAAGATTATTATGGCCTTTATCAGAAGTAGTACTTCTAGTTGATTCCCATCTAGCTATTAATTCTTTTTTGTTTTCTGCAGGCAGATCAGAAGCTCTTACTAAATCTATAATATTATCTACAACGTAAGATTCTGTAGGAGCTACTTCATCATTGAATACTAAACCAGAATACTTATCATATATAATTTCAGAATTAGTAAAAGTTCCAGGAGATACTATTTGTTTGTATCTTTTTTGATAATCTCCTGTGCCTGTATAAAAAGCAGGGTCCCCTGCAAAAATAGTAGTCATTTGAGTATTCATTAAATATGAATTAAACAAATAACTTTTAAAGAACTCTGAAGAATTTTTTTCTTGGCTTTTACTAATTACTCCATCAGTAAAAGTAATTTTACCATTAGGGCCCTTTTCGTATTCTTTTATTATGCCCGCATCTTTATATTTTTCTTTTTGTAACTCTAAAAACTCTGTTAGTAAATGGTCTTCTATTATAATTCTAATATCATCAACACTAGTATTTTCAGATACTTTGCCATTTAAAAAGTTTAATATATGATATTTACCTGCGTTCTTCTTAAAGTTTTCTATTAAAAGAAGAGAAGAGTCTTCTGGTAAATTTTTAAAGAAATTTATTCTTTTTCTTTCTGCATTGGCTACTTGAACAAATCTATCTACGACTTCTTTAAAGTCATATTTTTTATATTGAATTAGAGGCAATACAGAGTTATCTGCAGGAATAGGAAGTTTGTAATAACCATAGTTGCTTTTGTTACCTTGTTTAAAAAAGGCCGCCATTGCCATAGATTCTATTTCAATATCTGACAAATCAGAATAGTCTACATTTGTATTTTTTCCGCTTCTTGCTAAAGAATCAAAAATAACTGTTTCTAAATTATCCATTAACTGAGAAGCCTCTCCTTCTTCGGTTAAAAGATCTGTAATCATTGGCATACTACTAAGCAAAGGATCGTTTGCTATTTCTGCTTTGTATTCTTTAAAATCTTTAGGATTTTTAAATTTAGAAATTAGTTTATTTAAGTAATTAGAATATTGAACTGCGTATACTGCTTTTTTATTTCCATTTACAAAAGCAATACTTAGGTCTTTTTCCATTCCTGATTTTGCTCTAAATACAAATTCTTTTAATACATTTTTAAATACACTGTCGTCCGACACTCGCATTTGTAAAAAAGGATTTCTACCTTGCTCAAGTTCTTTAAATATTTTACCAGTACTACTAAGTAATTTTACAATATTATTCCATTTAGATTTAGTATTTTCTGTATCAGGATTCCATATTTCTAATAACTGATCTTCACTTACACTTAAATGATTGTCTTTTAAAAATTTTGCAAAGTCACTAATAAAATCAGTTATTTCTTCTTTAGTAGTAGTAACCTTACTACGCTCTGTTAGACTATTTAATCTAGCAATTTGTTCTGATACTTTTTTCTTAATAGGAGTTTCAAAATCTATTTGTCCTTTTAGTTCACTTTCACTATCGTGTTTATCAAAAAGAGGATTCTCATCTACTACAAAACCGTTAATCATAGTTTCTGTAATAAGATTATCTATAGATTTTCTGTTAGAATAAAAAGTTCTGTAATTTCCATCTACTTCTAAAACCATTAAAAACTTTTGAAAAGTTTTAGAAGCCAAAGTAGTGTACAAAGAATTTTTAAAATTAGGATACTTTTGTATCATATTTAAAATCTCTTCTATAAAAGGTTTTTTGTCAGACAATTCTTTTAGTCTATTTACCATTTTAGAAGGACTATAAGAATCAGTAATATTATGGGCTAAATAAGCAAATACTTCTTTTTCAGAATAGTTAATAGGAATTCCTAATCTATTAGTAGCTCTCACTTCTTCTCCGTCTACTATAATCATTTTTGGAATAGTACTTAGTCTTCTTCTAGTAAGTTGAGATAAAGTTTCTTGTGGATTTATTTCTATATAAGCTTGTTGCCAACGCTCTTCTGCAGTGCTATTCTCTACATCTTTAGCAAAAGAATTTTCTTCTTCTTCTGTAAAAGTATATTTTAAGTCTTCTATTGAATCTAAATTAATATTAATACCTCTATTACGTAAAGAACGATTAAACTCTTTAGCTAAAGGAGTAAGGCCTAGTTTAAAAATAGGCATTCTTTTTCCAGCAATTATTGTTTTTTCTATTGCTTTATTGTTATTTGTAAACGCATTCCATATTTCTAATAAATTAGAAATATCTTTACCTGCGTTTGCACTAGCCTTAGCGTCCAGGGACATTCTATAAAGAAGCACCCCGTAAATACGTTTTATACCTCCTTGTTTAGATATTTCATTAATTAATTCAGAATCTGATAAATTTTTAAAATCAGCGTTTTCTTCTCTTATTTTATCTAGTTCTTGAAAAAGTCTGTTTTCCATATATTGAAAAGCATCTTTTTTTAATCTAGGATCTAACTCTGGTATAGGATCGTTATTACTTTTATTAGTATTTTCTGTTTCACGCAGCTTAATATTTTCAGGATGTATTTTAGTTAAGTCCGTATTTTCAAAAGTAATTTTGTTTTTATAAACACCTAATTGAATATCACTAAACAAATCTGATATAGAAACTACAGAGTTTTTATTAAAAAATAATTTAAAACCTCTAAACATAGCTTTAAACCATTTGCCTATTTTTCCTACAAGACCTTTTACTTCTCCTTCTGCTTGTACGTACTCCATAAACTTATCTGCAAGTACTTCTTCTATTTTTATTAAAGTAGCTTCTGGTGAGATTTCGTCAGAGTATTTTTCTACTGCTTCATTTAATAAACTAATTCTTTGTTCTAAGTTAAGCCCTAGATTAAATACTACGTGAAATGCTTCGTGAAAACCTGTTCCATCAAAAGCATTGTTTGATATGTACATTCCTGCTTTAGTAAACAAACCGTTAAGAAACTTTCCGTTTTTACGTGCTTCTAATAGCATTTCGTAAGTTTCTTTAGGCAAATAAGATTCTAAGTCTTCTACAGAATTAAATAAAGATACTTTTCCATCTAGAACTTTTCTGCCTAGTTTATCTATTAACCATTTAAGTTCTTTTTCTTTATCCCATTGTACAGCGTTTTCTTTATTATCTACAGTACGAGTACGTGGTTTTATATCTAAATCTTCCCCTACATCTCCTTCTTCTCCGTAATCAAATATTCCTGATATGTTTGTTTCTGTCTCAGGAGTAGATTCTGTTTCTTCAACAATAGGATTATCAAACAAACCTGTTCCTACATCTTCTCCAGTTTTAGGATCTTGGTATATACCTCCTTCTGGAGTAGTAGTATCTTTTGTACCAAACTGTTTTTTAAGTTCGTCAAACTTAGGCTTTGCTTCTTTACGAGCAATACTAGTTTCTTTAGAATTTGCCTTAGAAGATACTTTCCATTTTTTTGCATTAGAATTAGGAACAGCTACTAAACTTCCTTTTTCTACTTCATACATTTCTAAAGTATTTTCTTTAGCTCTTACGTAAACTCTATATTGTAAATTAGAGTTTTCTATAGGTATATAAATAGATTGAAGTTCTTGTACTTCTTCTATTGTTTTATTATTAATTGGAAGTTCGTCTTCTTTAGTTTCTTCTTTTACAATAGGTTTAACTATTTTAGAGCTAGCCTCACTTTCTTCTTTAACAGGTATAGAGCTGCTTAATATCTCTCCTAATACTTTTGTTGTTTGGGTTGTAGGATTAAATGCTTCTACAACAAAACTACTGCTATTAAAAAAGTTACCTCCTTCAGTATAGACATCTGTAGTTATAAATTCATTGTTAGCATAAAAATCATTAGATAAAGAATTAGGGTCTTTAACATTATTGTTTATTTTTAAACTGTTTACATGAGCCAATAAACCTTTATTAGTACTAAGGTTGCCGTCTTTATCTTTGTTTAGTTTTTTACCTGCTCGGTCTCCTAAAATAAAAGTAATTAGTTCTTCGGCAGTTTCAAAAGTCTTTGATACTTGTTCTTTATCTGCTTTAGTAGTAGTTATATTAACTCCTTCAGGAGTCTTTTTTATTGTTGTTTTATATAAAAACCTACTTATATTTTTTGCAATATTGTCAAAAACTTTGTTGTCTGTTTCAGTAAATAATTTTTTTACGTTTTCTTTTACTTGGCTACCTACATTTGTTTCTCCTAAGAAACGGGACTCTAATCTTATTGGATATAAACCGTAAGAACTAGGAACCAGCATATATATAAAACCATCTTCTAGATTTACATAAGGACTGTCTTCTATTTCTTGTACTACTTTTTTAGAAATATTTTCTCCGTATTGTAGTTTACCTCCAACAGAAGTTACCAGTATGAGGTCTATTGGTTTTCTTTTTTTATTTAACCTTTTATTTTCTTTTTTAATTTGATCGTTAGCTTCTTTTATAACAGTAGTTAATTTACGTGCAGCACTTCTTCTATTAGTCCCGCCTATAACGTCTCCTTCTGTGTAGCTTACTTTTTCTAATTGATTGTTTATTCGCTTCTTACTGTTTATTTTAGATACTACTCTTAATTCTACAGGACCTTGTTTAGCACTTTCAAGAGTACTTTCTATAAACTCCTCTTTAATATTAAACCCTGGTATTTCAATACCTTGTTTAACTAGTAATTGATCTAGAAGACCATCATTAAGCACTTTTTTAAATTGTGCTTCGGTTAGTGAGTAACCACCAACAAAATATCTACAAGCCATAATAAACGATTTATCCTAGCAAATATACGAATTAATCACAACCATTTTGATGCTTATTTGTTTTAGGATCAAAGAAGATATTAATTCCGCTTTTATTAATTTCTTCTATAATAGTATCAAAGTTTGCATTAATTGCATTTGCTCTTTCAACATTATCCTCTCCAAAATTCTTTTTTAATTCTGTTTCTTTGCTATTTTTTAATTTAGTGTCTTCTATAAGTGTTAGATCAGAAATGTATTCAAAAACACTTTCTTCTTTTAAATTTATTTGAGGAGATATATCTCCCATTAATTCTTTAAGTTCTTTTGTAAGGGAGTTTAGCTCTTCTGCTAATTCTTTTTTGTTATTTACAACTTTAACTGTAGCATTATCAGTAAATTCTTCAAACTCTAATCTTATCTGATTTGTCTCTTCTGTTACTTCAGCAATTGGTTGAGTAGCAGGAGTTACTTTATAATCTTTTAACACGACCTCTAACATCTCAGTATTATCTCCTAAGTTTTTAGTTACTATCGCTGCTTTATCAATTTTTTCTGTTCCTAAATAGGTTACATCTACATATTTTGAAATAAACCATGTACCTTCTTCATTTTCAACTCTTACTTCTGTACCTATAGGTAATTCAACTTCACTAGTTGGTTGTGTTGGTTCTACTATAGTAGCTTCTTCATAAAAAGTATCTATAGAAGTGCTTTCTTCTCCTTTTTTTATTTTTGTAAACTTAGCTCTATCAACAAGTATTTCTAAAGGAACAGAAAACAAAGGACCCGTTGGATGATTTTCATTAACGTCATCTTTATTTTTTTTAATATTCCAAGGTAATAAGTCAAAGGTTTCATTTTTGTAAACTTCAGCTACTCCTGTATATTCAATTAAACCATCTTCTGCAAGACTTAATATTTCATTCCCTGTTAGCTCCTGATTTTCTGAATAATCAACTTTATAATAAGAACCATTGTACTCTATAATATCACCAGGAAAAGGTTTATCTTCCCATTTAATTCCAAATTCTTGTAAGTACTTTGAATTTAAAATATTTTTATTAGCTTCAACCTTACTAGTTTGTGGTGTTGGTTTAGACTCTTTAATTATTTTTTCTAATTCTTTAATACGAGTTTTATGCCCTGCTATAATTTTTTCATTAGGACTATCAAGTTTTTGTTCTTCTTCAAGAGCAGTTTTTTCTTGTTCTAGAGCAAGTTCATTTGTAGAAATAATAGGTTCTAAAGCAGGAGTTTTAGGTTCTTTTTTAAGCTCTTCTTTAATTTCTTTTTTTCTAGCTTTTATTTCTTGAATTCTTTTGACGTTGTCTTCACTAACATCTTCTGTAACTTCTGATCTTTTTACTACCTCTTTTCTAAGCTCTAACAATTGTTTAGGCATTCCTTTTTTATAAGCAGGTAATCTAGAAATAAATGTTTCTTCTTGTGTTACTGGATCTATATAAACAACTTCAATAGCCATGTTTTCTACACTGGCAGTATCGTTATAAGGGTTGTCTTTTTGTACTCTAAAAGTAAAATTACGTTTTTCTGAAGTAAGTTCTAGATTATTTAAAAAATCAGGATCATTAACTTTATTAGCATCTAAAGGATAGTACTGTTTATTTACAGAATGTTTAACAGCTTTTCCGTCCTCTCCTTTTACAGTTTTTCCTGCTTCTATTTTTTTATCAAAAGTGTTTATAATAGTTATCTTATCAGTAACTTGTTTTCCCTTAGAAAGAGCTTCTGAAACATCATCTTCTATTACATCTTTATCTAAAACAGGAACTCCTTCTTTAGATTGTACTTGTCCTAATTGATCTGCCGAGTCTGCTTTAAAAGTATCTCCCATGGCTTCTTCCATGGCTTTTACTTCTTTCTTTAAAATAGCTATTTCCTTAAAGAAATTACTTAACATAGTTCCGTCAGAATCTCTTAGTTGAATTTCTTGAGCAACAGTAATGCCCTCAGTAGGGACTCCTTTATCTTCTAATCTTTCTTTTATTAATGTAAGTAAACCAGGATAAGTATCTAAAGTTTTTAGCATACCGTCTACTAAATCTTCGTCAGAATTAGTAGGGTCTTCTTCTCTTGCTTGTATTTCTTTTATACCGTTTACTGTATCAGAATTTATTTTAGCATCTACAATATCAGTATTTCCAAAAACAGAAAGTTCATTTTTTTGTTGTCTAGAAAGAGTTGCATTTCTACTTTCTTGCACTTCCTTTTCAATAATATCTTCTTTTGCTATCTTATTTCTGTTTTTATCTGCAGCAATAGATAAAGCTACTGCAAAATCAGCAAATGCTTTAGATCCTTTTTCTGTAAAAAGCTCACGGTACATTCTAGAAGCTTCCCCTCTTCTAATTTTTAATTTTAAAACATCATCTAGTAAATCAGACACTTCTGCTACATTCATGTTATAATTAACAGGGTCTTCCTTTTTATAAGAATCTAAAAGATTTTCATATTCTTTAAGTACTTCTTCTTTTACTTGTTGTGCTCTATTACTAAATGTAAGTTTGCCGTCCTCTATTCTTATTCCAGAAACTTGTGTTAATAATCTATCTAATGTAGACAAAGGAAAACTGTGACCAGTTTTTTCTCTTATTTGTTCTAAAAGCTCTGCTTCACGTTTTGAAGTATTTTCTACTGCAGCATGTAAATAAACCATTTGGTCTTTAATACCTTGTTCTACTTGTGAAAGATCTAAAGTAGTTTTTGCTTCTTTGCCAGTTATTGCTAACCAGGCTTCTTCTGCAGCTCTTGTTAAAAGATCTGGTTTTTTATTCGCTAATAAAGCTTCTACACTTTTTATAGACTCTACCATTTTAGCGGCAGTATTTTTAGCAGACTCTACAGCTTGGGCCCTAGTTTCTTCTGTATAATTTTCTACTCCTTTAGTAGCATAAGTTTCGTTAAACTTTTCAATAGGCATTTCTAAAGCACCGTCTAATTCTTGTGCTATAGTATCTTCTAATCCGTTTTTAGTTCTTGTGTGTACTAAACTAAATAAAGAATCAAATTCTGAATTTTTATATCTATAAGTATCTCCATTATTAGCTGCAGCATCCATATTTTTTTGGCTCTGAATATGCCGCATAGAATTTTCAAAAGTAGTGCTTAATACAGGATTAAAATTTAAATCAGAATTTAAAAGTTCTGCATTAGATCTAGCTTCCTTTATTTTTTTTCTAGTTTCTTGGATTTCTTGCCGAGCTCCACCAAAACCTTTTGTAGTAAGAGAGAACCCCAACTTAGAATCACTTTTTTTAACAAAAGGAACTCTAATTCCTAGCATACCCATCATTGCTCCAATAGTAACACTATCTCGTCCTTCAACAGTATTTAAGTATGTGGAGGCTTTATTTGTTACTGCATTTATTAATTCTAAAGCATTTCTATTAGAGTCTTCGCTGTACTTAGATGCAAAATAATCTACTAATCCTTCTTCTAGTGCACCTTGAGAAAGTTCTTCAAATCCTTCTGTTATACCTCCTTTAATAGCGGCTTTAGTATAACCTAAAGTTTTTAAATATTTTTTAGCATCTACATTTGCTATATGCTTTCCGTTTTTAAACTGAGTTCCTCCTAGCTTTAAAGAATCAAATACTCCTTTTCTAGAAGACGCTACTTTATAGTTTTTTGTTAGTAGTCTAGGAAATTGTATTAAGTTACTACCACCTACTAATATTGCATTAAGACCGTAAGCTTGTTCTCCTGCACTTTTAGCTAACTCTTTATAACGTATTAAATCTAATTTTGTAGGTTCTGTACCTTCACGTTCTTTATGCTGAGAAATTAATAGTTCTAATGTATGTTTATCTGTGTCTCTAGCTATTAAAGCAGATTCGTAAGCAGAAGAACGATACATAGATCCTATTGTTCCAAAAGCAGATCTATATCTTTGTGTTTTTTCTGCTATATCTGCAGCAGCTTTAACATCGTCTACTTTGTCTATCCCTCTTAGTATGCGATTAGCTTTAGAATATTGTCCTGTTCTTGTAGCCCAACCACTTAATTGTTTTGCTTTATTTGCTAACCTAGCGGTATTTACTGCAAGTCCTCCTGTAGCTAAACCTCCTGTAGCGGCAGTTAATGCTCCAAAAGCACTTTCAGAAATAACCATATCTGCAATAAAAGCTGCAGCAGGAACTACGTCGGCATTAATAGATTTTAAAGGATCAGAGGCCATTCTGGCTAAAAAATCTTTTTGTTTAAATTCGTATATTCCTGTATCTGGGTTTATTTCAAAATCAAAAACATCTGATCCTCCATATATAGCAGTATATTTATCTACAGACTGGTCTAAAAGTTCTGCAGCGTCCATTACAGCATTGTCGTAAAACTTACGGGAATCCCAATTAACTAATGCAGACCCTGCTCCATATACTGAAGCTAACATAGTAGCAGGTACACCTACTGCTATTTTACCTATAAATTTAGTAAGAGTTAGCATTGACTCTGCCATCCATCCTTGATTTGCATCTAGGTCGTCTATAAACTTTTTAACTGCTAATGGATATTGTTTTTCTTTATATTTTGCTAAGTCTGCTAGATCAGATTCAAACTTTACTCCAAAATCATTTTCATTAAAAAGTTTTACCATTTTACTGCCATTACTGGCTATAAAACTTTCACGTTCTTGTGGGTCAGGAATTCCAACAGCTAAATCTACTGGAGCATATACTTCTTGTAAAGCATCATAATCTATTATTCCTGTAAATCCTTTTATAGTAGAAGTAGTAGGTGCGGCAGCTCTTGATCCTAATTGTCTAGAAAAAGCTTCTTGTTGTGTTTTAGGAGTAGAAAACTCCATAGCTGCAGGAAAAGGTTTTTTTCTTAGGCCGTCAAAAATATCTTTTGTTTGTACCTCTTCTTCTATTTTAGAAGTAGTATCAACAATAGGTTCGGTAGTATCTTTAGTACTAGTAGCTTTAGGTTTAGTTTTTTTAGGCTCTTCTATATCTACTACAATATCTTCAACAGGTTTTATAACCTCTTCTGCAATAGGAGCAGTTTCTACACCTTTAACTTCTACTTTTTTAGAATCATCTAAGTACTCTTCTTCTTCCATGTTTCAAAGATAAAAATTATTTACCGTATCTATGCTTTAGTTTTAAATAGTCTAAAGGCAAAAAACTTGCAGGAAGAAAAGCATCTTCTCCTAAGTTTGCTTGTGGATTTCTTACTACGTCATCATCATTACCTACTCCATAAAAAACATCCATAGCTCTAATACTTTGAGAATTTATACCAGGCATTGTATGAGTAGTTACTGGAGTGTTTGATAACTGTTCTCCTGTTGCATTATTTATAGTAATTTGACTAACGTCTACTATTATTTTTCCTAATTCTTTATTAATTGGATCTGGTTCATATCTATAATCTAAAAAATACCCCGAACTAGTTTCTCCGTCACTTTGCCATATATTAGGAGTTTGCGTTAATACTCTATTAGTATTTTTTTGTTTAATTAACTGCTGTAAAGACGAAGACATTTGGTTATATCTTTTTCTTCTATCAGGATCTGTTAAAATATTTATAGCAGAATAACTATTTAACACTGTTTCAAAAGCGTAAGGGTTATCGCCTGCTATTGCAGCTCCTGCGTACTCTGTAAATGTTTTAGCAGCTTTTTGATCAACATTATAACTTTTACCTATTGAAGCAAGTACCATAGTTTGAGGATTATTTTGTTTCCACTCTCTAACCTCTTCATTAGTAACTTCTCCTTCTGTTGTTTTTGTTCTTTTAATTATTTTGGCTATTTCTGCTTTGTCTAAAGGCATTCTATTGTATCTAAAAAGATCTATAGTATTTTCTTCAGGTCCTTTAGCTCTTCCTTCATATGCAGGTTTTTCATAATTTTCTAAATTATAGTTAACCACTTTAGGTAGATAAGTAATTTTTCCAGTAGCTGCATCAAAGTTTACTACTTTTCCTGCTCCATCAGAACCTGGAGGATTTTTTTCAAATTCATCTGTAATTTTTTTAAGAGTACCCTCTGTAAATGCATTACTGTGTTCATCTACAATAACTTCATGAGTTGTTGCAGCACTACGAGCAGTTAAAGAATTTCTTAAAGTTTGAATTGCTGTATGACTAGGATAACTTGCATTAAAAATACTAAGAGTAAATTCAGTAGGAGTTTCTGATAAAGAAACTTTTCCTACTTCAGCTAAAGTTCCTTCATCTTGTAGTCTTTGTTGTTTTTCTAATTCTTCTTGTTTACGTACTTCTTCTAAAGTACCTAGATCACTTTCTACTTGACTAGAAGCAGCCCTTTCTGTACTAAAAAGATTAGATTGACTTACAAGTTGATCTTTATATAAATTATAAAATGCTTTATATTTTTCTTGTCTAGTAGCAGTAGTAAGATTAAAATTATCTAATTCAGGAACTAGTCTATTGCCTCCAGTAACTACAGGATAAGCTTCATCTAATAAATTATCTATTTCATTAAACTCTGCTTCTCTTTGTAATTTTATTTCTTCTTTATCTTGGTTAAGACCTGTAATTTTAGAAGTAGCTTCTGCTATTTCATTTGCAGTTCCTGTACTAAGAACTTTCCTTAACTCTTCTATTTGTAAGTCTTTATCTTCTATACTCTTTTCAAACTTTTCATCTCTCTTCATAAGAGTATAAAAATCGTTTGCGTCGTCAGAAACTGCTCTAAATTTAGTTTGGTCTTCTTCTTTTAAAAGATTTATATTGTCATCGTTACTTATAATTTGACTAGCTTTAAAAGCTTCTGAATCTCTATGCGGGAAATCAAAATCTCTAACTAATTCTGCTTGCCCTTTATTAAATATTTTTTCTTGTTCAGTTACATCAAGAGCAGAAGTAGAACCTCCTTGTATTATAGGAGCATTTTTAGCACTATAATCTATAGTAGAAGTATTTACTTCTAAATTTTCAATATTTTCAAGTTTTTTTGCAACGCCACTTCCTGATCCAGATCCGCCTTCTTTAATATTAAATTTAACTTGGCTTACATCTACTAAGTCTCCTGCTGCTCTAGCTACATCTCCTAAATAGTCTCCTTTAACATTTTCTATATAAAGTTGTTCTGCAAGCGGCAACATTTTATTACTAGCTTGTGCTTGTTCTTTTAAATCTAAAAATTCATTATAATTTCTTCCTAATTTTTTTACTATATTTTGATATTCCTCCCTTTTATCGCTTCCTACTTCTGGTTGTTGAGCAAGTTGAGAATAAATAGACATAGTATCTTCATATCTTGCTTCTTGATTACTAAGAACATCATCAATAAAATTAGGATTATGTCTTGAGTCGTAATAAAAATCGTATTCTGCTTTTTCCTCAATAAAGTTTTTATAACGATCTGATTGTTTAAGCCAGTTTTCTATTTCTAATGCAATACCTTGATGAGTAGCTGTAGGGTCTAAAGATCTTTCTTTATAAAGAGTTTCTATTCTAGACATAGTACCAGGATCTATATCACCATAAGTTTCTCTTATTTGCATAGGAGTACTCTTAGCGGATTTTTGAGCATCGTCTCTAATTTCTTTTTCTAAATTATCACCTCGTTGAGATACGTCTATAGGAGTATAGTTTCCAGTAGCTCTATCAAAATTAAGACCTCCTTGTTCATTATAACTATTTAATGCTTTAAACTTCCACTTTTCGTAATCATCTTGAGTATAAGTTTTTCCATCTATACGCTCTCTTGCAACTTTATCTTCTGCAGCAAAAGAAGCTGCTTGATTTCTAATGCCTGTAATTTCTGCATCTGAATTATAAATTTTATTAAGAGTTTTAAGTCTACGTGCGGCATCTTTATAATTAGAAGTTTTATCTAAGTCTGCAAGTAAAGCAGCTTTGTGTTCTTCTAATTCTTGTTTTAATTTTTCTTGAGATTGTTTATCTCCCGAAAGATGTTCTATATTAAATTCTGTATCCTCTACAGCGCCTAAAACAGTATCAAACCTTTGTTGCTTCATAGCAATAGGTTGAGCAAAAGCTTCTAATCCTAAAGGAGTATATTGAAAAGGAATTGCTTGTGTCTGCGGCAATATAGTGCCTAATTGAAACTTATTCATATCCATTATTTATTTTGGCTTTTTTCTCTTAACCTTAGTTACCGTTTTTATTTTTTCTTTTATTTTTTCTTTGAAAAGGTTTTTCATAATCAAATCCATATCTATCAGAAAATTGTCTATTGTATGCTTGAGCTATATCATCTAATTGATCTGCTCTAAGTTTTTGTGCTGCCTGCCCTATTCCTGTAAATAGTTGTTTTTGTTTAGCAGCTTCAGCAGCTCTCTTGTATTGTTCTTCTTGTGCTTTTAGACCTAAGTTAGCTCGATCTACATTTATATCCATTTGTGCTTGTCTAGCAGCTATGGCCGCATCTCTATTGTATTTATCTTGATATATTCTAGCTTTTGTAGCATCATCAATATTTTTTAAATTAGCAATATTTGCTAAATAACTTCCTGCTTGTCCTGATCCTCGCATTTGATTAGCAGTTCTAGCAGCGCTCATTCTTGCATCTCTTAATTGTTGACTAACGTCTGTTTCTGGCAAAGTTCTAGAAGATACTCTTCCTAGATTAACAGTGTCTTCTTTTCCAAAAAGTCCCCATACCTATATTTAAAGCAGCAGGTAAAAGCTGTCCTGCATAATTTACAAAACTTTGTTTTTCAGAATCTTGACTATCTGTATCTTGCATTTCTTTATAACTAGCTAATTCTCTGTCTGTTGTTTCAAATTTTTGAGAGTCAGATAATCCTAAAAAATCTGAAGTACTAGGAGTACCTGCAGTATCCATTTCTGCAAAAGGTCTTAAAGGAAGAGTGTCGGCAACACCAGCAGAAAAAGGCGTAGGTTCAGGAAAAGTAGGAGTAAAAGATGTCATGTTTGGATCTACTTGGTGAACATTTGTTCCCATTGTATACATATTAGATCCGTGTCCATATTTGTATTTTTTCTTTTTACCTCCATATCGCATAGCCATTCCTAATGGAATTTGGTTAGGCATTTCTGGAGCCATCTCTGTTTCCATTTCTGATTGAGGAGGCATTATAGTAGCCATTTGCTCAGGGTACTCTTCTGAAAGAGTCATCATTTTTTCTTGAAACTCTGCATTTTGTTCTGCTTCTTTCATAGCAGTTAAAGTTTCATGAGCTTGTAAAAATCCTATAAGGTCTTGTTGTTTAGAATTTTCTTCAATAGTATCTCCTTCTCTTCTAGAATCTTTTCTTAACAACATGTCTGCTGCTTTACGAACAGTTTTATTTACAAAAGTTTTAGGAAGATTATTTTCTTCTGCTATTTCTTTAGTAATAATCATATCTTTTTGTGCAGATACAATAAATTTAGACTGTCCAGAAGGATCTCTAGGATCTGTTATTTTTAACTCTCCTTGTTCTACTAAATTAACTTTTCCATTAGTTCCCATTCCTTGTGGAATTCCTCCTAAAGGATTTTGTTCGTGAGTGCCTCCTGCATTAAATTCTGTTACAGGAATTTCATTCATAGTATTCATACCGAAACCTCCATTATTGTACATGTTGCTTCCGTAAGTTTTTTTATTGCCTTTTATTTTCTTTTCTTGTTTTAGCATTTCTTTAGTAGGCTTTTTACCAGAACCTTTATTAGCTCTAATATTATCCCACAATCCTCTTTGACTATAAGAACCGTCTGCTCTTTTAATCATGTTACCGCCTTTCTTATAACTGTTGATGTAATCATCAGCTTCTGATTTTGACATATGAGATTCTAGTCTACTACGTAATACACTTTCAGGAAGTTTACCTCCTTTTGCATAATCGTTGTACATCTTACTTCCGTAACCATAATATTTACCTCCGTATCCAAAAGTAGCAGCGTCAACAAGATTAACTCCTTCTTGTTGGTAACCTTTTTGTATTAATAACTGTGCATTTTGCGGATCTGTATACATAGACCTTCCGTCTGGATGTACCATTTTTACTTGTCCTGGTTTAACGTAATCACTTTGTTTTGCTCTACTTTGTGGGTTAGCTCTTACATCTCCGCTTCCAGTACTGTAGTCAGCGTATTTATAAGCTTTTTCAGCAGAAGGGTCTGGAGTATTTGGAGCGTTCCAACTAGATATTTTTCCTTGAGTATTAAATAAATCAAAAGCACTTTGTGATAAAGTAGCTCCTTCAGGAATAGCTTCTCCTAAATTTTGTTGATACATTTCTTTATATCCTGCAGGAATAGCATATTGTTTTCCTAACATATTTGTTCCTACAGACATATTAGGATCAACTTGATGTATGTTCCCGCCATAAGCTACAAAGTTCCCTACTACATTTCCTGTAGCTTCTATAACATTTCCTGCAGCGTCTAATCTTTCGTTTCCTGTTGCTTCTGCCATTTCTCCCATACCTCCAGCAACTTGTCCTACCGCAGCTCCTGTTCCTGCAGGATTAATAAATCCTCCTGCAACTCCCCCTACAACATTACCTGCTCCTCTAATTCCGCCTACATTTTTATTTTTTTCTCCTGTAAAAAGAGCGTCAAAACCTTTATCAGTTAGGTTATCAGTAAGACCAAGAGTCACTGTATCAAGAATTCCTTCTGCAGCACCATATAATCCTGCGCCTATTCCAGCAAGAATTTCTCCGTTTCTATACACATTTCCTTGGTAAGTTTTACCTCCGTATGTTTTAAACATTTGTCCTTGTCCAAATGCAGAAGCCCCAAATTGTGGAGTTCTTTTAGGAACGACATTTTTTATTTCTAAGTTGGTTGTGTTTTTTGGCAGTTTCATATTTCTTTCAAATAATTTAGCGTCTGATACTTTAGTTCCTGGAATTTCTGTAGGAGTAAAAACATCTTTAACTACGGGTGTGGGTGCAATATTATCTTGTACTAATTTTGTTTTTTTATCTTTTGGTAATGTGTCTTTTATTTTTGATCCTAAACTTTTAAACTTTTCTATTTCTTCTGAAGATAAAAAAGGATAAGCTATAGACCCTAAAGTAGGAGCATATTTTGCAGAAGTTGCATATCCTGCATTTTTTAACTCTTTAGCAAAATCAAAAGAAGTTTCTGCTTTTAAAGCTTTTTCATATCTTTTATTAGTTTCTAAAAATGCTTTGTGTCCTAAAAAAGCAGCTATAGGATCATCAAAATTTAAAAAACTAGATTTAATTGTTTCTTTTTTGCCTGGAGTAAATTCTTCTTGAGTAGATACTGGTGCAGCAGTAGATACATTTATATTGTATTTATTTTTTAATTTATCTCTAGTTGCTTTACTATGAGATTTAATACCAAAATAATTAAATTGTCCTCCTGTTTTTGTTCCTCTAGCAGATTCTAAAGCCCATTGTGCCGCTACAATATTTGATTGAGCAGGAGTATATCCTATTGCTTCTGCTAATAACTTTGCTTCTCCAATATTAGTAGGAGCAACTTTACCAATATTATACCATTCTTGTAGTTTTTCTTTATTTACACCTTCTACATCGTAATAACTTTTAGATTCTTTTTCTTGCAGTTCTTGCATAGAACCTCCAAATTGATAAGAATTATAAGAGTCCATTACTCCACCGTTTTTCCAAGTTTTATCCCAATAAGCTTTAAAGAAAGGATTACGGAAATTTCCTTGAGCTCTGTGTCTAGCTTCAGCAGCCTCTTTTACTTTTTTATTCTTTGGTTGGTTTCTCATAGGATGGCCGTAATATTTAACTTTGCCATCTGACTTTCTAGTTACCTTATGAGTTTTACCTTTTCTGTCGTTAGATCTAGTAACTGTGTAGCCGCCAGATTTATAAATATTACCTCCGTAGGCAAAAGATTTTATTTGTTCTTCTGTCCATTTATTTCTTTCTACTAAAGGTTTTTTACCACTGTGATATCTTTTGTATTCTTTTAAAGCAGCATCTATATTATCTGTTACTACTGCCTCAGTTAATTTAGGAAATTTAGTAAGTCCTACATTATATTGATAGTCTGTTAATAGTATTTGTTTACGAGGATCTAAATTTTCAAAAGTTCCTTTTCCAAATTCTTTATCTACATGTTTTTGAGCAGAAGATTTTTTAACAGTATAGTCTTTAAGCATTAAAGCCTCGGCCTCTTCTTGAGAGAGTCCTTTAGAAAAATCTTCTCCTTTTTTTAATTTATGGCCGTATGCAATTGTTTTTTCACCTCCTTCTAAAGAAACATGCGGATACCATCTACCGTCTTTAAATCCTTTTTTAATACTGTTTTCTAAATATTTTAAATCGTCAAAGTAAGCAGACTCATTGTAACCTGGAACAACAGATTCTGTTTCTTCTAAAGGAACAGCATTTAAATTTAACTGTTCTGTTCTTGTTAATCTAGGATCTACAATAGGAATAAATTTTCCTTGCGTATCAGCTCCTAAATTAATTTTCCAATTTCCGTCTGTTCCTTTTTCATATACTGCTCCAGGTCTTCCAGGATATGTATAAAGACCGCCTCCATTTTGAAAACTAGGAGGAATCTCAGTTGTATCTCTATAAATAGGTGTTCCAAAATCTTGGTAATACATAGGAATATTAGGCGGAACCATACGTCCTCCATTTTCAAAAGTTTCTAAAGGAGTTTCCCTTACGTAACCACTTTTTGTAGGAGGTACTTGATTTATTCCAGAATAAGGATCTAATACTTGGCCGTTAGCTACTATAGGCATGCCTACATTAGACATATCTATAAGCCCGTCAGGAGAGTATATATTAAGACTTTCTTCATTACGAAAAGGAGAATCATCTCTGTAACCCATTAAACTTACAGCATTCATATTTCCTCCGTTTTGTTGGAATGCTGGAGATACACGTTTATAGTTTTCATTGGCAAAATAAGTAGCATCTTCAGGACGATCAAAAAATATAGCTTCGTCCATTCTAGGACCTGTCATTTGAAGACTTCCTTCTACGTCTTGTATATTAGGAATAGCATAATTGCCGTAACTGCCCATATAATGAGTACCTGTTCTACCATCGCCAAAATCATATGAATTATCTACAGGAGCAACCATTCTTTTAGCACTATTATTTCCAAATTCATTAGCATATGCTAATCTTGCTTTCATCATAGCATTCATAGAATCTATATTTCCTCCGTCTTGATTCCAATTAGCAGCATTACGTGCAAAGTTTGCTTGTTTAACCATTGAAGAAGAGTACCTATCTTTATTAGACATTACTTTTGAAGCAAATTCTTGTACACCCATACCACGTTTTTTAGCTTCTGCTGTAAACGTACCACGTTTTGAAGGATCTATATAAATTTTTTTCTTTGCCATTAGAATATCTGTATGTCATAATAATACAAAATTCTATCGAGAATTAGCTCACGATTGTCTGTATTATCAAAGTATAAAGTTAAAATAAAATAAGTACTTCTCAAACGATCTTGTCCAGGGCTTTTTGTATCTCTAGGTAAATGTACTCTCCACTTGTCGAATCTACGTTTAATTCTTCCTGAATCGTAATCTATTTTACCTGTGTCTTGGTATTCTGTTTCTACACGGAAAGCCGTAATAGTTTTAGTACGGTCTATATTTTTTTGATTATCTCTTACAATAGAATTAAATTCTAAAGTTCTAAGTATTTTATTAAAGTCAGCATTTTCGTTTAGTACTAACTTAATAGACATCTCTTCTGTTTTTCCATAGAACTCTCCCCAGTTACCCTTATTGTGTTGGTAAATTTCGTTGTGTTTGCTAGGATCTGCAGAAAGTAATATATCTCCGTTTTCTATATAGATTGGAGGAGTAGCACTATAACGAGAAGAGAACTGATTTACAAGCTCGTCAAATACAAGAGTAATTTTATCGTCTGGCAACAATGTAGTTACTGTAGAGTTTTGATATAGCTCTGCTACTAACACATCTTCTTTTGAAGTGTTTGTAGAAGTATAAGTAGTACTTATTATAAAGTTAGCTCCTCCGTAAGTTACTATTTCACCTTCAGAATACAAAGTGTTTCCGTTTAACTCAGAGGCTTTCCAAGTACCTAAGAAAGTAAATAATATTTCATTATTAACTCTGTCTCTAGTAGTATGTACACCCGCTCCTAATATAGGATTGTCTCCTGCATTTTCTTTACGTAAAGAAATATTTCCGTTAAAGTTTTTTAGTAAACCGTGAAGTCCTTTCATTTCTGATAAAGGTTCTGATGATCCAGATATTCTAAAAATCTTTTTATGTGTTCCGTCAAAATAATATATTCCCGATTCTAAATCTTTTACTGACCATTGGTGTATACTTCCATATTTAGTAGAAAGATAAGTATGGTCATTAAATCCTTTTGCAGATCCTAACTCTGTAGGAATACCGTCTCCAGGTGAAGATATCGCTCTAGGGTTAATAGAATATGCTCCTACAGCTTTATCTTGGAAATAGTATACGTTATCTCTCCAAGTAATTATTTTATTTATAGGTCCGTAATCATCTACGTCGTAGTAATCGTTTACCCCAAAAGAAGTCCAAGAATCTACAGTTTCTGAATTTATCTTTACTTGTGATATATAAGCTCTAATGTCGTTTACATTTCCTAAAGAATTAAAAGCTGGAGGTTTTGTAAAGAATGATACATCATCGTTTTCAGAAGAATATACTGTATTGTAAACATCTTTATACATAGCCTTTTGTCCTGCAGTATTTGGTTTACCCCAAGTAGTAGTGCTATTATTATTTTCTTGTCTCCAAATAGTAGAATTTACTCCAGAAGAACCTCCTGCAACATCAAACGTAACTTCTCTTTTTACATCTGCTCCGTAAGACAGTTCTCCGTTAACTGCAGTTTCTACTACAAAACAAAGAGTAGAAGTTCTGTTTTCGTTAAACTCTTGTTTTACATTTGAGTTACTTAAAGCGTTTTGATAAAATTTATCCCATAGCCAAGCTGTACTTTCCTGGAAAGTAAACATGTGTAGAAATATATCTCCACCAAAAACTTTAGGATTTAAGTTAGCTACTGATATAATAGGCGAAGCAGGTTGGAAAATATTTCCTGATAAAATATCTGCAGTGTAGCCGCCATAAATTTCTTGTTTAGGAAGTAGTATATCTATTATAGGAGTACTAGTATAGTTTTCTTGTACTAAACCTTTATTTAAAGGAGCAAAAGTTTGATTAACTGCTCTTACGGGCCCACTACCTACAGTAGTTCCTGTATTAAAAGCATGATTAGTAACAGTTGTGCTACTGGAAGCCCTGTTAAAGGATTATAATCTATTTTAGCCAAAGACCCTGTAATACCTGTAGCTCCTTTATGAAAAATAGTTTGATGAGGCTGAGTAGGACTACTTGCTTCGTGATCATTTAATCCTGCACCTGCGTTTCCTAAATAGGTAAAAAAGTTTCTAAAATAAAGATTACTATTTACTCCTACATCATCATATCCTAAATAAGGCCCCCAAGCAGTAGTTAACTCTGTGCTCATTACAGAATCTGATTGTGCACTATTAGAAAAATCTACTACATTTAATTCATTCCATTGTTTAACATACTCAATAGCTTTAAGAGAAGTATCTTTATCTACTTGTCCTACAGACCTTAATTTACGTCTGTGGTCTTCTATTTTTGCTCCTAAGTTTTCTGTAGTTGCAGGAGCAGAGTAAACTATATCAAAAGATTTTATACTTCCTTCAGTAACATTATTATCAGTAAATATTTGTTCTACTCCTGCAGTAGAAACTGCTGAATTAATGTTAGAAAAATATTGCCCATATCTTCCTGTCATTAATAAACAAGAATTTTGATCTATAGAATTTCTAACTGCATTAAAATTATAAGATACGTCGGGAGAATAAAAAGTAGCATATGCACCAAATACTTTAAAAGGATTGCCTAATATATGATTATTATTAATAGTTGCAAAGTTACCACTTATTCCATATCCAGGAAATTCTTGGGCATCTGCTGCATTAGATCTTCTTTGATGATAAGTAAAGTGGTGCAGTATTTCCTCGCTATAATTAGGTCCTCCTAAATTATAACCTCCGTTATTAGCAGGATCGTCAGCAGATCCTCCTCCTCCATCATTACTAGTAATATCAAATTTCATTCCTACTTTCATAATACCAGAACACAAACGTCTAGTATCTGAAATAGATCTTTTAACTCTTACTATTTGATAGCTTTCTATTTCATTAAGTAAGCTAGGACAAGTACTAAAGTCTACATTAAATTCTATTCCCAAAGCATAAGCTGTAGTATCTACAGAAACAGGAAGATTAGAATTTGTTTCTAAACTAGTAGGAAAAAAATTAGTTCCTGAAGAGTTATTTACAGAATCTTCATCAGAAATATCTGGAAATTTAATGTCTCCTATAAACTCTGTAAAAGATGCTTCTCCTTTTTTATTATAAAATACAATACCAAATCTATATGTTTCTCCTCTTTTGTAACCTTTTAAAAGTCCAGACACAAAAGGAGATGCCATGTTTTCCCAGGTATTATTGGCATAATTTCCGTATCCATCATTTAAATTAACTAATACAGTTCCTATATGATTATTATTAGGAAATTCACAAGAAGCTACATTATCTATAAGGTAAGGCTGTAAATGAAAATTATATTCTATGTTAGGCCCTGTTCCTCCTAAACGTGTTCCATTCGATTGAAATTTATATTGGCTATTGTCGTGCCAAGTTTGTTCCCAATGAGCATCTATATTATAGTCAACATTAAAAGCATTGGCTAATTTAGCAATTTCTTGTTGTGCAGGAGTTCCTACAACAGGATTTGGAAGAGACCCTGTAGAATTATGTCTAGGAACTTTAGCGTCAAAACTTTCTGTATCAGGAATTAAATCGTTTATATCAAAATTAGATCCTTTTATATTTGCGGCTACTAAAGAATTATCTTTTTGAGTTATACTTTTTGCAGTTACAAAAGGGTAGTTTTTTACTGTGTATTCTGCAATATCTAAAGGAACAATTGTGTTCTCAGTTCCTGTGTGTACAAATGTTACAGAAGCAGCTCCATTAATTCCTTTTGTTTCTACAGAAAAAACTTCTGATGTTCCTGTTAAATCTTCATGTAGTATATGAATTAGTTCAATAGTGTCAAAATGAGAATAGTTAGAAGTATCTATTGTTATTTGTAAAGATTTCCCAGAGTTAGTGCCTTTTTTATCTCCAGTATAAGTTCTACTTTGTAACGCAGATTCGGTCTCTGAAGTAGTGTGTATTAAATTTCCTGGAGGAGATATTAAAGTTTGTTTACCGTCTACAGTAGTTAATCTATAAGCATATTGATTAATACCTACAAGTAAAGAACCCCCGCCTAAAACATTTTTTAATAGAGGCTGTTCAAATTTTACACTAGGAAAACTATCTATAAGTCCAGGTGTAAGAGTAGATAAAGCAATGTCTTTAATATTTAAAGATCGTATATAATTATTATAGTCTACCCAGTAAACTCTTTGTATATTACTATTTTCATATCTTCCTACAGCTTCTATAGGAAATTCTTTTTTAAATTTTAAAGAATTGTTTTTATAAATTAAAGTAAGTCCTCCAATAAGTTGTTGCTCATCATCAGAATATTCTATACTGTATATCCAACCATTTTGTCCACCGTCATCTGCAACAAATAATATAATAGTATTTCTTATAGAAGTGCTTCCTATTATTTCTGGGGTTCCGTTTACTACTAAGTCTGGGTCACTAACAGGTATTGTAAAATATTTTTTATTTCCTTTAATATTAGTAATACATCCTTGCGACTCTCCTGTGTCAGTAGTAATTCTAACATCTAGTGCGTCTATGTAGAGACCACCGCTAATACTGTCTCTTGCAGTATCGGAGTTTAAACCTTTATATACATTAACGGCTCTTTTCATTTTTATCCAGAAATAATTTTGTTAGGGCTTGATGTTCCTGATGATGACATATCTCTAAAGTTACGTTGTTCTGGTAACTGAAGATTAGCAAAGAAAGAAGCATGAGCTTGTATATCAGGTATAGTTCTAACTATTGCGTTTTTACTAGACTCTGCTTGATCTACGTTCTGATCTAGTTTAGATTGATTTACTGCTTGTGCAAAGTACCAATCTCTATCTTGCATAATTTCCATATAGAAATCTTTATCAATAGAGTTTGTACGTCTAAGTTTTCTTGCTGTTTTCCAGGCAAGATGATGAGACGCTGCTTCTAACCAAGCTTGTTCTGCAGGAATTAAAGGAGCTCCGTCTGCATCAACAGGCAAAGACTCTATAGCCATAGAAACAAATCCACTACTAAAAGAAGTAAATATATAACCGTTTTCTACTGTATATGTGTCAGCAGATTGCGTAGTATAATCTCTATCGTCTTTATGGTATTGTTTATGAAAATGATCTGTTGCCCATCTCATAGGCACCATATTTCCTTTACCGCATTTAGCTTCTTCTAAATTATCGACTCCTCCTAATCTTGCAGTTTGTACAATCTTATACAAATTCATAGGAAGTTCTCCACGTCCGTCACAAATAGGAATATATACAACATCATTGATCATTACTATTCCGACTTTAGTTTGCGCCATAAATTCTGCTAACCACTCCATTCCTGAGTCGTCGTCTATTTCAAAACCAAAATCACGGATCTGTTTATCCATGATTGCTTTATATGATACTGTATTTCCTGTGTACATCTTAGTTCTCTTCTAAAAAGGTTTGTAATTTATCCGCAAGACTTTTTTCTTCCATAGGATTTTCAAAATGAACAGTTACAGTATCGTCGTATTTCCACGATCCTTTGTCGTCCATATAGTGTTTAGTTACAGTTTTAATAAAACCGTTTTCTACTTCTCTAACACAAACTTTTGTACTTGATCCGTCTTCAAATTTTTCTGAATTTTCCCAAGACTTTGTTGATTTACTTTCCATCATTTTTTTTTTAATTTTGGTTTTACCCGTAATAAAATACTGTTCTATGAGGATCTTTTACTACCTCTGCTATTAATCTAGAATACTGACGAGAAGGAATAAACTTATATAGCCCTCTGTATTTTACTACAGAAGTAAGCTTGTCCCAAAGATGCTGATAAAACTCTCCTTTTGTATGATCATTTTCATGATATAAAACAGGTTTGTTTTTAATCTTCTTCAGTTCTTCTTTTGTTTTACCAGGATACTTTACCTTCCAATAATCTAGGGTCTTCTTCCAATCTACTCTTAGTGTCTTGGCTCTATTACCTTCTTTATCGAAAAAATGAAGTTTCTTAGCTTGTATTCTAATAAAACCTAGTTTCCCAAGTTTTAATTCCATATTTTCTTTTACGATAGCTTCACTAAATGTAGTAAGCAAATCTTTTAAAAAGGCAGAATATTCTTTTCTGTCTAAACGACTGAAAGTAGTATTCTTCCTATAATGGCTATAAAAATTATATTTTTTTATATCCGCTTTGTGTTTTCCTTTCCCCCTTATTGGTTCCACTATTATGTTATTTAGATTGTACTGGCGCTGTTCCGTCTGCTAAATCATCTTGTGCATTTCCAGAGTCGTCTTGTGGGACTTGTCTTTTTTGGAAAAGTTGCTGTAACACTTGTTGTTTAACATATGTCCACATCCATTGATTTAATGGATAAACATCGTCAGGAGACCAGCAGATATTGTTTTCGCTGCAATCTAAAAATTCTGCAATAGCAGTAGGATCTTCAAAGATTCCACGAATAGTAACTTTTTTCAAAAGAAGCTTTGCAGGATTTTTAGATATTACGTATAAGTAATTATCGTATAAAAATGCATAGACGGTGTTATGTGTAGTTCTACCGTGTCCTACAAAAGGAACTCTATCGTAATCTATTAAGTTAAATCTTTTTGCTGTAATAATTACAGGACCGACAGACGTAATAGCTTTGCTGTGATGAAATTCTATTGTATTAGGAATCTTACGTTTAGTACGTAAAATTTTACACCCTACTGGTATGTTTGCACAAGGACAATTGTTAGGATCTACTAATTCTAAATCCTCACAAAATGATTGCTGAACATTAGGGTCTACTTCTCTTGTTCTGTTATATTCGTTTCTGATATATAAAGATCGTTGTTCATTAATTAAATCTGTATAGTACAGTGTACTAAAGATTGAATCTGAATTATTAATATTCAAAGCTTCGTCTAACTGACTATGTAAATCTACTAATGGTAACATTATACAAATATATTAAAAATTACGTTATGTTATTTGCTATTTTATATGTATTAAAATCAACAAATGATTTATGACTAAGTTTAAATGATGTTCCGCATTTGTCGTCTGTGCAGCTCATGTAGTGTCTTATTGTTCCTGCCATTGTTCTATACTGTTTACGATGTCTTCCTATTTTACCACATTCAGGACAGAAAAACTTTCCAGGAACTGCTTTAATTCCTAAAATACTAATATGTTCTGAATGATAGTGCATATTAGGTTTAACATATGGCCTTAATTTATTAAACACTGCTTCTAAAGAAATAATGTCTCCGTCTCCATAATATAATAAATGCTCAAATGCTTTAGGACATTTTTTAAATACTACGTCTTTCCAAGTATCTAATCCTCCCGCATCTTTTTTTGCTTCTAGATTATAATATTTACAAATTTCTTTAAGACTAAAACTAGGCAAATTAAGATAAGACTTTGCTAATTTATATGTATCTATTTCATTGTAATCTGGTCTCATAGGTATTCCATGATACAAAGCTCGTGTTCTTACCCAAGGAGTGTCAAACTTTTTTCCGTTATGAGTAACTATTTCATCTGCTTTCTCAAATTGTTTTAATCAGTTTTTTTATTAAAGATTTGTCACATTGTTTTTCTAGACCCCAATGAGCATGGTGCACTTCTTCTTCTTCACCTTCCCATTTCCAATGTGCAGAAATAATTTTAGCGTAGTCTGTAATTTGTTCAGGACCAATTCTTTGATTATAACCAGGTCTCCAAAAGTGCCCTTTACAAAATGATGTTTCGATGTCGTAAAATAATCTGTGTCTCTTCATAACTTTTCTCCTTAATTATATAACAAAACTATTTTGTTATTTGATATGACATAAATGCTCCTAATAAAATTCCTGCTGTTAAAGAAGTTATTTGTCTGTTATACCACTTTTTTTTGTTTTTTAAAAGTATAAGGTGGATATACCGTCTGTTTTCATATACGGATTACTGTTAGTAACAACTACAATAGAATTTTTAGGTTTATACCATTTTTCTTTTTTATCTGTTAAAGTTACTCCTAAACGATTAGGGAAACTTTAAAGAATTAAAAGTTAACCCAGTATTAGTCATTGTAATGTTAAAGTCGTAAAAAGGTTTTGTAACATTAATAGTAGTATCAAAATCACAATCTGTAAGATATACAGGAACTTCTACTGAGTCTATTTGTATACGTTCAGTAATAATAGTAGTAGACTTGACGTTTTTTAGTTTTAGTTCTAAGTTTTCTATGTACGTCAGCAGAGTGTCCTGAACGATCTTCAAATCCTCAGGAGACACTGCCAGCGAGTTGTTATAGTTAACAACCGTTCCTTTTTTAGTAGTATAATTTTTTACAGTGTGTTTGTATTCTAAAAGCTTTTCGATACGAGATTTATCAGCGTTATGTTGAACGCATCCTTTAAAATATAAAAAGCAAATTAATATAATTATTGCTATAAATATGTAGTTACTAAACTTATTTAAAAGTGTAAACATGCTGTAAATATACAAATTCTATTTTTTATTCGTCATTCTCTTAATAGACGATAGCCTTTTTTCTCTTTGTATTTTATTAATAGTATATCCAGCAACTAAGAATTCTACACTAGCCCACATAACAAATTCATATACATCTAGAGTGTCTATTTTTTTAATTAAAAAGAAAACCATACCTATTTGAGCAATGATAAAAGCAACTCCTGATTCTATTCTTTTTTTAGAAAAAGTAAGACGGTTCGTCAGAATATAGTTTTATAATTTCTCTTATAAACCATTTTATACTTGTCCAACCAATAAATGTTTTAGGTAACTTCATAACTAATTATTTTATACTGTGTAATCTTCCTTCTAAAAAAGATATTCTTTCTCTAGACTGTAATAATTTGTTTTCTTGTGTTTCTTTATACTTATTAAACTCTTTTAAATTTTCTATAAAACGTTTATTTGTTTCATTAAATTTTTCTTGTTGCAGTTTATTTTCTTTTTTAATGTTTTGAGATAACTCATTAAATATTTTTTCTGCATAAGATTTAGAATCTTTTATATCTTCTTCTTGTTTAATATTAGTTTTTAGATTTACTTGTATTTGATACCACTCTGTTCCGATTGTAAAAATTAAAAAAAACAAGCCTATTAGTAACTTACTAATACTGCTAATATTACCTGCCCAAGTACTTGTCTTTTCTATAAAATTTTTCAATGCCCACAGTTATTTAGAGTCTTTGTCTTTTTCTTTTTCAACAACTTCTAAATTTAGTCTTTTAGCTATTAATGGAATAAAGCCGTTCATATTCCATCCTAGTCTTACAAAATTTTCTACGTTAGATATAAATAGAGCAATCAATACGTAATTATAAAATACGTAATGTAAATATCCGTAAATATTTATATTTATTCCGAATATAGGTTTGTTAGGTATATAGATAGCGCAAATATTCATTGACCCTATCATAACCGCATATACTCCTAATTTAAACCATCCTTTTTGAAACTTAGAAGACCTAAATCCTTTGCCTTCTTTTCTAGACGCTTTTATGCCTGTATATAATTCCAAAAAAAATAAAATACATAGTACTAAAAATACTACAATATGAATTCCAAAAATTTGTTCAAATATTACCGACACTGTTCCTAATACACCTGCTAAAGGTGCTGCCCAAGAAAAACTTTCTGGGTGAAATAAACTTTCTTTCATATGCTGTACACTGTCGTATCCGTTAGATATAGCCGTGTATTTAAATAATTTTATCATAGTTATAGTGTAAAAATTTAGCAGAAACAAATGCTCCTGCTAAATTAATATTCTTATTCTTTGTTAGCTTCTTTCAAAGCCTCAAGCTCTGTATACATAGCCAGAAGTTCTGCTTCTTTTTGAGCAATAATGTCTTCTGCAGTTAATTCATTTTCAATTTCATGAAATTTAACTTCTACTAATCCATCTTCGTTGTAAACTTCTTCTCTAATTTGTGCCATAATTTTTTATTTACTTAAATTCTACTAAAAATGCGTCATATCTAAATCCATTAGGATTGGCGGTTGCTGGAGCACCATTTGCAAAAGTTTGTCCACTTTGAGTCCAACTTTTAATTCTATTACTATTTAAAACTCCAATAATAAGTGAATCAGAAATATTGTTTCCCATTCCAATAATTCTTGTAGAATTATCTTTCATATGAACTGCAAACCAATACACTTGTCCTTTTGTCCAATTTCTTGTAACGTTTACAGTTTTATAACCAGTAGTAGATAAATCAAGGTTTGTACTTTCAAATAATAAATCTTGTGGTGCATTAAGTCCATCATGAGAATAAATACAAAGCCTTGCCTCACTTCCCGCAGCAGCTAAACCACAATTAATTCGAAGTTCAGTGCTTGTAAAAGTATGATTTGGTATAAAAGGAAAGTAATATATTTGATTTGCGGAAGTCGCATTATTATAATTTGAACCCGCTGCGGTTACATTTGCTTGATAAATACCGCCATAAATAGATCCTCCAGGTAACAATTGTACATGAAAACCTGAGCCGCCACCAACGGTTAGATCTCCGTTGCCTAATACAGAAGCTCCGTTAAGAGTTTTAATATTAGTTCCGCTTACTAAAGTATCTTGTTTTCCTTCAACAGATAAAGGATCTGAAGCAGTACCGTCACCTGATAAAGAAGCGTCTGTAGTAATAGTAGTTTCTTCTGATACAGGAACTGATTTATTATTTACGTCTCTGTAATATAATTTTTTATCTAAAACACTTTTAAATATTTCTATTCCTGTTTTAGTTTCTCTTCTGGCTTCAGAAGGTTTTTTCTTAAAAACATTAAGTCCCATTTTATTTAAATTTTTAATTTGTTTCTTTTAATTCGTTAAGTTCAGCGTATATCTTCAAAAGTTCCGCTTCTTTTTCTGCTATCAATTCCTCTTGTGTCGGTTCATTTATTTCGATGAATTTCACTTCGACAAGTCCGTTGTCGTCATATATTTCTTGTCTAATTTGTGCCATAATTTTTAAGATTTTCTAAATGTTATACACGGGATTCTATTGTTTGTAAAATAGTTACTTGGTAAATTGGGCATTGTTGTTGGTAACGAATTAAAATTAGATGGATAATAATATGCCGAATACGCTTGAGTGCTTTGTGAGTGTGCAATAATTGGAAATAATACGTCTTGATTATTATTGTAAGCCCTTAATCCAATATTACCATTTGAAACCGTAGAAATCCAATAAGTTTCGTTTGCGTTAAATGTAAAACTTAATCCCGTTAAAAGTTTGTTACCCGTTGTATCTGCTGAAACAGTTGCGCTTTCAAATAGCTTTGTGTTTGGTTGACCGTTAGCATCCGAATATATAACTACTTTTAAAAGCCCTCCCGCAAGTGCGGTTGAAACTTGAATAAAACTAATCGCATCAATTTCTAAATCATAGCCTGGTGTAAATGCCGACAACATTAATTGACCGCTTCCAATTGTGGTTAAATTTGATGCAAAACCGAAAGACACAGAATAGAAAAAACCCGTTCTTGGTTCTGTCAAAACGTGTGTTGCGGGCGCACCACTTCCTCCAACGGCTAAATCACCACTTCCTAAAACCGAAGTTCCGTTGATTGTTTTGATGTTTGTTGCACTTACTAAGGTGTCTTGTTTGTTATCAAGTTCACTTTGCAAATCTGTTTGATCGGACAAAGTTCCCGTGATACCACCCCATGCTGCTCCGCTACCGCCCGATGCAGCTCTAAGACCTGTTTCTGTTTTTAAGAAATCTCTTAAAGTAGATTCAGTGTAAGATACTCCATCATTATCTGTATATGTAGCAGATTCAGAAATAGGTATTATAATTTCTCTTTCTCCAATTTCGTCAGTAATAATAAAATTATTATACTGCTCTCTATATATAGAAGACAGAGGAAACTGCAAACTATTAGCAGTATTAATTACTATTAAATAATTTCCAGATTTATATATTTGTTTCATTATTTGTGACTTTATGTATTATTATTTTACTTCGTATTGTTCTAATGCTTCCATTGCTTTAGACATTAAATTTGACTCTCCTTCATAATTAAGATTATCAGCAGGAATATCGGATAACTCTACTCCGTAAAGTTTACTGTTATCAGTTTCAAGAGTTACTGATAATGATATACTCATATTAGGAACATTAATTTTAATATCAGCATCATTAACAGTAACAGTTGGATCAACTATTTCAGAGTTAAATTGTGGGAATTTGTATGTTGCCATTTTTTATTTTTTTTTAAATTATGTTAATGTAGTTCCTGTTACTGTGAAGTTTCTAACGGGAATGTATGGCCATGATAAGGTTTTTGAGAAATCCTGAATTTCTCCGTCCAGATTTCTAAACATTATGACGTTATTTACGTTATTTGGTGCGCCCGTAGAACTGTAAATAAGAGAGCTTGAAAAATTAAATGGTGAATAGTTCAAAGTGTTTGCCGTGCCATAATTAGCAATGTTCATCATTTCTTTTATATTTGATACCCTCCACCCACTTGTGTAAGTTCCTACTGAATAAGCCAAAGCATTGTCTATCGCATCATTCCATATTCCTTGTTGAAAAAGTCTTGAATATCCTAGAACATCCGTTCCGTTATAAGTTGACCAATCAATAACAATGTTGTTTGTGTAGGTTTGACCGCCTAATTCATCCGTGAATCTATCAGTTGTTCCAAAAGGATTTTCAGATGCCAAAGTAAAAAAGTCCGTTTCTCTACCCGCTTGTATGTCGCCGTCATCACCAGTCCTCAGAACTACTGTTTGGTTCGTTTTCATTAAAGTTGCGCCTATTGGAGTAGAACCACCACCACCGCCACTTCCAGAACTAGAAAGAGAAGATGTATTAGTAATTAAAAAATCTCTTAAAGTACTTTCTGTATAAGCTACAGCAGAATCGTCAGTATAATTAGCAGCATCTGAAATAGGAATAGTAACTCTATTTACTTTGTCAATAATTATAAAATTATTGTATTCTTCTATAAAGTAAGAATAATTTGTAGAAAACTGATAATCTCCTGGAGTGTTATCTACTATTACATAATTACCTGATTTATAAATCTGCTTTGCCATTTCTTTTAATATTTTTTATGTAGTGCTTGTAACACTTTTAAAATTTTTTGATAGAGATAGAATTATGTACAAGAGTATTATTTTCTATATCTCTAGGATTATAAGCATTTAAAACCTCTAGTCCTCTTTTATAATCTATAAGGCCGTTTAAAGTACAAGTAGTATCTATGCCGTATTCTATTTGATAAAAATAATTTTGAGTCAACTTTGCAAACTTACATTGTAAAGACCATACTGCTAATTTAAAGCAGACTTCTTCGTCTTCTAAATAAGAATAACCAGAAAGGTCGATGTGCCCCCAATCATTTGGAAGAAAATCGCTAGCTGATAATTCGTTAAATGTAAGTTCGTTAGTATGCATTATATTTTATTTTTATATACAACTGCTTTTTTAATTCTTACTGCATTAGCTACTGCTGCTCCTCCAGGATTATTAAGAGATATTGTAAATGTAGCAGGTGTTGCTAAATTATAAGTAGAAGTTCCTGATGTTATTTCTTGTACAGAAGTTACAGAAAATTCTGTTTTCCCTATAGAACTTAATGTCCAAAGTTGATTAGTAGCATCTATACGAGCCATTTTTGCTTTGATAATTCTAGTATCATTATCAGAGTTTACTAATCTATATTGTAGTTCTTGTCCTGTTCCTATTCTTAAAATTAAATCTACAGGATCATTACTAGCGTAAGTTAAGAAAATATCTATTTCTAGTTCGTCTCCGTTATCTGATAACTCATTAGCATATAAAGGAACTGATAGTGCAGTAGTTTCTCCAGTAGCAGGGCTACCAAAACCTGTAGCGTTATTGTATGCTCCCATTATATTAACTGCTCCTCCTGTAGGACCTGCGTCTCCTGTTCTTACAAAAGAAACTACATAGTTATCTCCATCTGCAAAAGTTCCGTTAGACAAAATACTAGTTACAGGGTAAACTATTTCTGTAGCGCCTATTGCTATATCGTCTATGCTTCCCATCCAGAAAACATTAGAATCATTTATTTTACTGATACGTACTAATCCAAAATTTCCTGAGTTTTGCCAAGAAGTTAAAAAAGCTGTAAGGTCTGTAGTATCTACATTAATTTTATTAACGTATAAAGAAGTAGCAGAACCTGGACTAGCATTGTCAAATCTAAATTCTCCAGAACCTGTTCCAGAACCTGTGTTAGAATCAAAATCCCATTCTGACGAGAATCCTCCATAAACTCCTTGTGGTCCAGTTGCACCTGGCAAACCGTTTGTTCCAGAAGCTCCTACTAAAGAAGTTCCTGCTCCCCAAGAAGTTCCTGTGTAAGGTCCGTAGATTAACCAAGAAGTAGTATCTATGTAGAAGTCTCCAACGTTAGCTGTATTTAATGTAGGAGCTCCAGAACCATTATATATAGTTCTACCGTCAGATCCTTTAAACAATGTGATAGATTCACAATTTGAACAATTACTCATAATATTATTTTTTTAACATCCTGAACAACCACAGTCGCATAAATTATCACAAATGGTTTTAGCATTAGCAATAAGATTTATAGCAGTAGTCATGTCGTTACAGGAAAAAGCTGATTCTATTCCGTAAATTAATACTTCTAATTGGTTTATATTATCTTTTATATCAGATAATTTTTCAGTACTACATTCTGTAACTGCTTTTGCTTTAAGTCCGTTTAAGCAATTTTTAATATTACAAATTAGTAAAGAATATTGAGTTTCATTAGTAAACGATCCTGCTGCCGAAACAATAGTGTATACTAATTTATATACTCCATCTGGTTGTGTCCATGCAGAGTTTTTTACAGCTAAAAAGCTACCAGGAGCAGGAGCGCCTGTTACGCCAGAATATACATCAATTGATACAGCGTCTTTTAAAACTATTGTAGTGTAAAGGTTATTTTGTAAGTGATCGTAAATTTTAAGATCAGCAGTAGTTATTTCTGAAGTGTCTATATTTCCAGGAAGTGCTGAAGAAGATTTCCAACCTTCAAGGTTGTTAGTTAAACTATAAGGGCCTGTCTCTTCGTAGACATCAATTTTATCACATTTACTTTGAATACAGATATTGATTTTAGGTACAAGAGCCATTTGTTGTAGTTTTATATTACTCTTTCAAAAGTAATAAATATTTAAGATAAAAAAAAGTAGCCTGCCTCGACAGCAAAATTTCGGCAGGCTACTAAGGGTTGAGGAGAAAAATTATTATGCGTCCAAATCTCCAGAAGGAACGCCTAGTGTGTCAGCTAATGCTCTTCCAGTATTGGTTGTACTACTAAGATCACCTGAAGCATCAAGGTTTAAGTATATGATTACACTTCCTTTTCCTTTGCTAATTCCTACTAATTCGCTTGACTCAGAAGTCCATGCAAGAGTAACGCTAGAATATCGACATGTAGCCGCTGTTTGACCTCCTACTCCAGGAATCTTAACAGAAGCATCACGTAGTGATGGAGGTGTACCCAACATACCGTTTTCACCGTCGAAACCAGCACTCATGTACTCATCCATAGCAACTTGTTGCCATACACCAGAACCTCCTCGTGCACCAGCAACAGAAGTAACAAGTGTAGAAGCATCGCTAAACGTAGCTGTAAAACGATTTGCAAAATAGTTACGGAATTTGTTTACGTCAAAAGCAGACTCAATACCTGTAAGTTTGATACCGTAAACAGCAGTGTTTGCAGTTGCAGCAACAATCTTTCTTGGGCTAGCAAATGAAGTAGTGCCAAAACCAGTAGTAAGAACTAAAGGTCGATCAAAAGTAACTACAGCTCCAGCTAAAGCTTTTACTTCGTAAACTTGTTTATCAAAACCTGAACCTTCTACTCGAACTAAGTCGCCTACAGCAAGAGTAGGAGTAGCAGGAGATCCGCCGTTAAAGAAAGTTCCTGTTTTAGATCCTTCAGCAATAGAAATACTTGTTATACCGCCAATTACCGCATCAGCAGCTTCTGTTGTAACTTGAATAGCAACGTATCCATTAGTACCTGCAGCTTCTTTTGCCATGTTAGCAGTAAAGTTAACTGCAAGACCAAATGCAACTTCTCTTTGAGTAGCACCAGTTCCAGTTTTGTACTGACCGAACAAGCTAAAAGGCTGTGAACGATTTCCTTCATCGTTGTCGTTTTTACGCAACTTGATGTAGTAAGAAGTGTCGTCTGCAGATGGCAAATCTCCTGTTGTACCGTTAGATCCAATAGTAGTTATTTGCTGAATAGCAGCTAGGTGTTTTTGAAAAGACATAGTTTCTGTCCCTTTTTCAATAGCAGCAGATTTGTTAAGCGGCTTTGTCGCTCCACGTCCTTGTACAATGTGAAAAATATCACCAGTAGCTATAGTAGCAAAAGTTCTACGTACATTTCCACCGTCTACTAAAACTACGGCACCTTCTTCTAAATTGTCATTTGTTACTACGTCACCAATACCAGGGAGGTCCGCAGTAAGTTTCGTAACGTCACTTACGACTGTTCCGAAAACATTGTTTGCTTTTCTTAGCATTTTACTTTGTTTTTAATTAATAATTATTATTCTAAATCTTTTGGAGACATTACATTAGTTATCTCCTGTTCTTTTACTCTTTCTAATAATAAACTCTTAGCTATATCAATAATAACTAAATGAGTTGACTCATCAAGAATACAATTTCTTTGATTTGTCGGAACTTCTCTATCTACTACTATAGGTTCTGGGAACTTCAAGTAATTAATAGAGTAGCTTTCTACATTATAAGTTCCATCAGTTACTAGCTGATGTCTTTTTGCTGTAGCAGGAAGAGATGGATTATTACCATCTACTTCTCTGGAGAATACTAATCTCCATGTCATTGAGTCACCGTAAGAATAATAATAAGGTCTTTTATATTTATTCTTTTCTAAACGTGTTACCTCGTCATGTGATATAACTCTAAAAAACGTTGGTATACGAGTATTAGGGTCATCACATTTGTTTTTATCTATTGTGCCTTCTTCGTGTATGGTGTACATAAAATCAGAAGGCAAATCATAAAAAGTCCCGTTAGTGAATGTTCCTGCCTGACTAGAAGAAACCGAAAGACCAGCGCCTCTTTTAATAAGCGCACTGAGTCCTTGGTTTCTAACTTCAGTTTCTTCTAAACTTTCACCTTTACGGTTATTCTTTCTGTCAATGAACTGTTTGATGTACACATGCATAGCTTCTGTAAGTACAGAAGAGTAATCTTCATTCTCGTAACCAGGTGATCCAAAGCTCGATGCTCTGTCTACTTGCTGGTCTAGTTCGTCTGCCATGCTGTTAGCGTCCATCTATTTTTTAGTTTTCTTTTCTTTTTGCCATTTCTACTTGAGATTTTATTCTCAATTTTACTTCCTGATGTTCAGGATCGTTCAAGTACTGAATAGATTGCGGCAAATCTCCAATCTCAATACCATTGTCTAGAACGTAACGTTTATCATTCATACGTTTGATAGCCCCACATTCAACTGCTTTCTGAATAAAGATCTTAGCTTCATAAGAAGGATCTTCTACTATTCTAAGGAATCCAGCAGGATTTTCTTCTAGTACATCTAAAATTTCTGCTTCTAGCCAATCATTTGTATAGTTGGCAGGAATAGCTCTTCCTAATGCTCTAACAAATCCTTTCATAGAATCCATATCGGATATAATTCTACCGTATGCAGCAAATGCTTTACTTTTAAGTTTACCAGCTTCTGCTTTTTTAGTAGTAAGTTTTCCTTGGTTAACTATCATAAATTCATAAGTAGCTCTTTTTCTTCTATCTTCATACGAAGGAGAAATGAGATTCTTATTAGACAATAAAATTTTATATCTCAACATACCCATAGATGTGTTAAGGTTTAAAGTCATACCTTCTTTAGTAAGTGTGACTCTACTTTTTTTATTGTCTCTCCAGAAATTATTTCCTGGTTCGCCATAAGGATTTAGGTCTACACCTAACTCTTCTTCAAAGAACTCTTTTTCCGTCATACCCGTTGGGTATTTGGAATAGTATTTTTTAATAAATGTTCTTTCAACATCGTTAAATACTACTTTTACACCTCCTCCTCTAGAGGCACTCATTAACGGAACTTGGAAACTTTTCTTTACTTTGTTAAACATGTAAGGTTCTTTCTTCATGTCTTGTCCTGCAACTAAAAGTTTTCTCCACTTTCCAGAGGATTCAATTGGTTTTACGTCTACAATTTTATTTTGTAAATACGTTCCCCAAATAATGTCTGTTTTCTCTTCTGTTTTTGTTTTTGCCATTTTGCTGTCTTTTATTTTTCCTCAAAAATTTTAAAGAAGCTCCCCTGCAATCAAGCAAGGGAGCTAATTATTTAATTATAGTCTATCTTTCAACTAACAACTGTAGATCTACTACTTTTGTTGGATCTTCGATCATCATACCTCCCCATTTTTGGAAGTGTACTTCGTATCCATCAATTGCAGAAGCTACTGATTTAGGAGAACCTTTACCTCCAGCCGTGAAAGGATCACGCATTCCTGCGATGTACGCCCAGTTATAATCTGGAACTCCTTTTGGCTTAACTCGGTAAATTCCTGCATCTTCGCCATAGTCAAGAGCAATCATTCTGTGTGACTCTACTCCTCCTAGTCCATCTGGGTGACGTTGTGGGAAGTAAACATCATCATCAAGGAAGTCCAAGATTTCAATACGAAGCTCTACTCCATTGTACCATTGGTAAATGTTGTATTGTGGCTCCATAGAGTACTTAGTATTCTTACCTCCAAGGTTTCCTGGAGCTGTGCTTCCAGTAATATATTTATCAGAAACGATAGTTACTTGTGCAGCAGTTTTCTGAGCGATTTGCTTAGAAATCTCAATTGCTCCGAACTCACCAGTCATGATGTGAACGATACGTTTACCTCTTTCCAATTTCCCAACTCCCATATCAAGAAGCATCTCTAGGTGCCAATCAAGGTCGTAAGTGTTGTAGTAGTGAACGTTTGATGGAGCAATTTGCTCAAAGAAACCTGAACCTGACTCAATGCTATATTTAGTATTGTCGTCTTTGTTCAAATATTTGTGATCTGCAGTCCAATTTTTCTTTCCGTAAAGACACATTCTTGCAAACATTTCTTCACATTGGTGATGCGCTACCATATCTTGGTAGTTAATCCACATTGATTCTGTTTGTCCTTTGTAAGTGAATCCAAACTCTAAAGGTTCGTTTTTCCCTTTGTTGATAGTGTTACCAGCAACTTTGTACTGCATACGCATTGTAGTAGGACGGTTTTCCATTCTCCAAGGAGAAGTGAAGTAAGGCTCTGCACCTTTGTAAGACAATGTAGAAGGAACTGCATCGTAAAATTTAGAGAAACGAGTACCTACTGCGATTTCATCTGAAGGAACACTCATGTTCTCATCATCAGTAAACAACTCAACCTCTACTTTAAAACGAGATCCAGCATCGTGTACTTTCTTTACTAAGAAGTGGTACGTATCAGATTCTCCACGAATAACGTTTGTTTCTTCAAACAAAGGCTCATCGAAGATAAGGTAAAAACGTTGACCGTTTGCGCCAATGTTTCCTGGGAATGTCCCAGCAGACAAAGTGTTACCTGCAAAATCCTCAGCATCTGAAACTGCTAAGTTCTTGTCGTGTTGACCCTGCAACATCCAGTTGTAGAATCCATTTTCTTGTTCAACTTCTTTTACTGGGAAACGATCTACGAATTCACGTAGTTTTCCTTGCAAATTAGTTTTGTAAATTGATTTGATAGTATCAGAGATCAATTCTGGTTTTTGTTGATACAAAGCATGGAAGTGATTATCGGTAACCAAACCGTTATAATCAACTGCAGCATACTTTTGTAACGGAAGTAATTGTGACATTTGTTTATTTATTTATTTATTCAACGAATATATTTATTTATCTTTTTTTCTTTTGTCCTGCTTCTAGAATACTTAATATTCCAGAAGACTTTCCAGAAGGTCGGTTAGAATTTTGTCTTCCGACTCCTCTTTGTTCTTCTGTAGCTAATACTCTATCAAGCTCTGTTACCGCTTTTGTTTTAGCTACTTTTTTTATTTTTTCGATATTAGGAGAAAACTTTCCTTCTTTATCTACATCGAACAATCCTATAGTATCGTAGTAACTCATAAGAGCTTGGAATTCTCCAGGGCTTCTCATTTGTTTATACATTAAACTTGTTAGTTCTCGTCCGTCTTCAGTTTTGTAAACAGGACTAGTCATATTAGACTTAATTTTATCTTTAACTGTCTTATTAATTTTAAGACCGTCTATAAAAAATTCTTTACTGTCTACTGTTTGCATTAAATTTTCAAACTGCTCTTGTTGTTGTTTAGAGTAGTTTTCTTGGGCTTGTATTTTTTCTGCTTCAGAATTAGCTACAAATTGTGTAGCTTCTCTTTTTAAGGCTGGTAATGCAGAACTTGCTTTTTCGTATAGTTTATCTATTCCGTCAGCTTCTTCTACCATTTCTCTGGCCTCTTCTTCAGAAAAGTTTTTGCCTACTAAATACTCAAAGTACAGATTCTTTTGAAGATTAGTATCTTCTGAAAGATTCTGCTCTGTTAAATTATCAAAGAACTCAAGACGCTGTGCCATTTGGATAGCTGTATCTGTATCGCTAAACTTATCTTCGATTTCTAAAAATCGTCTCTTAGCTCCGTCAAAGTTATTTAACCAAGCATTTTGTTTAGCTTTAAGTTTTGTATCAACAGTAAGTTCCATTAATTTCTTAATAGGTATCTGCCTGAAGCATCCTTTAGCATTTCTTCCATCTCTTCTTCAGTAGTACCTTCAAAGATTTCTTCGTTTGCCAAGTCTTTAATAAGGGCTTGGTAACGAGTAGTACCTTCTGCGGGTGCTTCGGATTCAATAGAATCGTCTTCTTCATTTTCAATTACAGGTGAACTCTCTCGTTCAACTGGAGCAATGGCGGATTCATCGCTATCTTCTGTTCCTGCTTCAGGAAGAGCTACCTCTTCTTCTACAGTTTCAGTAGGCTTCTTCAGCAACAGGTTCCTCACTTCCTTTGTTGTGCTGTGCTTCTACTTCACCAGGTGATAAAATTTGAATACCGTCAAATAATTCGTTTTCTTCACTCATGCTGTCTTTATTTAATTACAATATTAAAATTATTTTTATAGTCCATAAACTATATATATGTTATTTTTCTCTTAGTGCTATAGCCAAATATTAAAATTACTCTTTACCTCCTGCTACAACTTTAACAGGTTTTTGTCTTTTTATTTCTTCATTAGGCCATATTACTTCTTTTAGTTTCTTCTAATTTTGCTTGTCCTAATGCTATAGAATCTTGTTTATAAGTTTCGTCAACTTCTGTTCTTCTAAGATCTATTTCATCAGGAATACCGTTTCCATCAGAATCTACCATTTTCATATTTTCACGAACAAGAGAAACTTCTTCTTTCATAACCGCCTCTTCTCTTTTTTGTTCGATCTTAGCATATTCTATTTTACGATCTTCTTCTTTATTAAAATCATCTCTCTGCCACATCTTTTCTTGGAATTCTTGCTTCATCATCTGAAGTTTTTCTTGTGACGCTCTATCTGCTTCAGCTCTTTCGTTTTGTTCTTTTCTAATACGCTCTGCAGAATTTTTAAGTTTACGAGAAGTTTCTTGTACAGATTCTGACGTAGATATTGCAATTAGATCTTCTATTTTAGCCTGGCCATTTTGTATAGCAGCTTGAGATAAAGATTTAATTTGTTGGTAAAGAGCAGTGTCTTCTGTAGAGTTACCTACAAATATATCCATCTCGGAAGCAGCAAACTCGTCAAAGTAATCTATCATTACCATACCCATGTCGTCCATAAGATACTGGGCTCTTTTTGGATTCTTTTTGTAAGCATATTTAGCACAATCTAAAAATTTAGTCATTGCTCGTTTACGGAAGTTGCTGTCTACTGCAAACCATTTTTCTGTAATGTGAGAAGTTTGTGCAACTTCACGTTCTACATTTCCTACAGCCTCACGGTTTTGTATTTGTCCTTCTCTTGCGCCAGATACTCCTGCAAGTTTACCAAGTGTATTTTCAATGTCTACTAGTATATTAGTATACATCTGAATTGCATTAGGATCTCCTATCTGTACATTAGTAGCAGTCAAAGTATTGTATGCTCCTGCAGACTTACCTTGAGAAGGGCCCTTTAGTATTTCGTTTGTAGGATCTAAGAATCCGAATTTATTTACTGTTATATAACGTATCCATTCAGCAGGTTTCCATCCTGCAGGAATCATAGACGCATTAATTGCAGCAAAGTTTCCTTTGTATGTAGCAATTTCTAACTCACGTTTATAATATGCAATATCATAAGAGTAAGTAAGAGGCTTCATTATATCTGACAAAGACTGTACACGTGAATCATTAGTACTATTTACAGAACCAATAAATGGAGGCGTACCTTTAGATTTATTAACTAATGATTTTCCAGAGTAAGCAATAGGTTTCATTCCTACATAAATATCGTCTCCAATCTTAGTAGCCTTCTAGCCATTCGTTTACCCAAGTTTCTTCTAGCTCTTCTCCTAGATCTTTTTTTGCTTTGTAGTTTTCATCTACATAGTCATATTGAGCTTCTCCGTCTTCATCGTAATATTTACGTTTGTATATTTTACGTCTAGATCTCCAACAAGCTTTTATAACTCTTACATTACCGCTAGTATCAAAAGAACCGCCAAATGTTTTAGTTCCTATTTCTGATGGATGAAAAATTTGTAATGCATCTACATCTCCAAAAATATCATTTATTGCGTAGTCTCTATTAAGACCTATAGCAGTACTAGTTTCTGAATTTGTTTTATGACCCTGTTTCTAAAAACTCTACATCTTTAGGTTCTAACTCATCCCAGTAATCGTCAATAACTTGGCCTACTGACATGTAGTCGTGCCATACAATAATATCAGAATCCTCAATATACATTGAGCTACCTCCTAAAGTATAAAGGTTCATAGGATTGACTCTTCTCATGACAGGCTCGCCTCCTAGAACACCGCAGTATACAATCTCTTCTCCTGCTACCAACAAATCCTCAAAAGTTCGTAGGAATAAGAAATCTAAATTCTGCTCTTTATATTCTCGTTTTAAAATTTTATTAGCTGTAATTTCTGCAATGTCTTGAAAATCATATGCAGCATAATCCATTTGTTCTTTTAGCTTCTCTTGTATCTCTTCTTCTGAAATAGCGTCTCCTGTAATGATTCTTGTAAAGACATCATCCATTTGTTTTTTAAGTTCTATTTCTTTTCTAGAAATACCTTCTTTATCATTAGCAGATATATAAGCTCTATATTCTTTTCTTCTCTTAGAATATTCTCCTAATAATAAATTTATTTTAGAATTTTCTATTCCTATGTGTTGAAATTGTGCAGGAAGTTTGCTTAGATCTAAGTTATCAGGATTAATGTATCTCTGAAAATCTTTTGGATTAATAATATTAGAACGTAACTTGTAGTTAGTATCTTTCTTTTTAAAATGTGCTCTTAGATCGTAATCAGATGTTAAAAGGTTTTCTGCGTAATCTACGCACTCTTTATACCACTTATCTGTTTTCTTTTTGTCTGATAACTTTTGCCTAGGAAAGCTAATTAAGTTATTCATTTTTACACTTGAGGATTGTGCCATGTGAATTTTTATTTTAATAACAAAGTTAAAGATAAAAATTTAAACTTCATTATCAAGTCTAAATTCTTATCAGAAATCGTTAAATGAAGCTTTGTTTACGTTTGTATCTCTAAGAACTCCAAACTCTTCCCAGTAAGGATCTTCTAAGAAAGTTTTTACTTTTTTAGTATTTTCTTGTATATTTATTTGTGTAGTAGCATCGTGCCACATAAGCATGCCTAAAGATGATACACGGTCAAAGTTACCTCTCTTATTCCACATAATAAGTTCTTTTATCATTGCTGTAGAATAAATAAGTTCTAATACTCTTGTATCAGAATTATTAGAAACTGTTTCTAATAAAAAAGATTTAATAAAATCTCTGGCAGTCTGGTTTACTTTCTCAGACGCATTAATTCCCTTAGAAGTGTTACTACCTTGTTTAAAAGTATCTGAGTTACGTAATTGATAAGGAGTATCTGCTAATAAATACAAACATTTTTTACGTTCAAAGTATGTAAACAAACCAGGTAAGTTTTGCTCGTACATTCCTGTAGCATTATAATATAATAATAATTTTCTACAGATTTCATAAAAATCATTAGGATCGTCTGTACGTCCTGTGTACTCTGCAACTATTTGTCTAGTAAATCTATTCATTACTACTATAGAAGGAAGAGAGGTGGTAGTTGCCCTGGCTTTATCCACGACATCCATTCCTGCTATATAAGTATTTCTAGGTACTACGCCTTCTTCATTTTTTTGCGGCTTAACCCAAACTTCTACACACCCTGCTTTAGGATCTTCTTTTTTAAGAGGATAATTACGAATAGGTTTAGCATCTTGTATTGTAGAAAAATCTACTTCTCCGTTGTTGTCAAATATTAATGTGCCCTTAAAAGAACTTTCTAAATATTTTGTTAGCTTACCTCCTTCTAATTCTGATAAATGATTTTTTAAAAACAAAGTAGGAAAATAACTACCTTCTACAACTAAGAATGCTTCTGACGGAACAATAGGTCCGTTAATTATTTCTCCCTGGTAAACAGAAGGGTCGTCAGATTTTTTAGCTTCTTTACGTCTATGTTCTATATACAACATAGATCGCTGTTCATTAGTAATAAGATTATCGCCTTCTTTAAATTCGTTAAGAGTTTTCCAAAAAGGAACAAAGTATCCTATGTCTCCTCTGTTCTCAAAAATATCCTCAAAGACTAGACAATTATAATCACTAGGATTTCTAAATATACTTTCTGCATACAAAGCAGCTCTACCAGATACAAGACCTCCTGTACCTAGGGCCCACATAACTAGATTCTTTTTTTGCTTTGACTGTTGTGTTGCTTCAATTGCTGCCCAAGATTCTTTTATGTTACTCATAAAACCAACCTCATCTAACACAACTAAGTTAGGTCGAGTACCATTGGCTGCTAGCGGATTATCTTTAAAAGTTCTATGCCTTAACAAAGAACCAGTTTTAGATTGATATTCTTTATTGGCAGCAAGCGACCCACTATGACTAACTAGTAACGGAGAAGGATGTGATTCTTCTGCAGATACTTTATATCCTCCAGGCAACATCTCAAGAGCATGGAGTACTTTTTTAACAAGAGGCCCAGTATACTTAGTATCAATAGCGCCTATAATAGTATCAGATGCAATGTAGTTCTTAGCTTTTTTACGATCTAAATAAACGTCGTAATCTGTAGCTCCGTCAAATAAATAATTATGATTTAGAATACCAGAACTACCATATGACTTACCCCCACCACGGGACTGTATACTAATTAAATGTTTTGCTTCGTTTTTATATAAAGGCTTTCCTAAGTCTGTTTTATGGTTCATACGCAAATAAGATCTTGCGTCCATATAAACTTTAGAATTAATTTCTTTTTCTGTAATACGTCCTAAAAGAAGAGCTAAATCTTTTTCTGGACCGTATCTTCTATCACAGGTATATTTTTTATCTTTTGAAAATCCTGAAAAACCTCTACACTCTTCGTAGATATAATACATTTCCCAATCCAAGTCACGTAGCCAAGGCAAACCAGATGCTTGCGACACAGAGCTGTCGTCCTCAAAAAGTATATTATGGAAATTTACGTAGTAGTATAATGGGCCTGGCATCCATTTGCCTTGTTGCCAATATCCTTCAATGCATCTACGTTTTTGTGTTTGCCAATAAGAAATCCTTTCGTAGTATTCTAGTTCAGGATGTAGATTAGGTATAGTGCCTACAAGAAAGTTAGAGTTGTTTACTATCATAAGGCATCTTCATCTGACAACGAAAAAGTTTGTTTTCCTTTTTTCTGAATCTTTTCTTCTTCAAACGTTGTCTTTATTTTATTATAATCGTCAAATAATTTAGGTGTAAGTGCTAACATCTTATCTACATCTGCTAAAGCTTTTGTATCTAAATCTCCTAAAGCATTAACAAGTAATTCTTCGTACATAGATTTAATAGCTTTATCTCTCATCTTAATAGTATCGTTCCAAGAAGTCAAGGCTCTTTCTGCATCTGTTAATGCAGAATTTTTATAAGACTCTACTACAGGATTAAGTTTTTTCCAGTTATGAGAAACATCTTTTAAAAAAGTAGCAGACATTTCTTTATATTTTCCAGGACGATTATAAAACTTTGAGTTAGGTGTCTCGCACATTTGTATAGCCCACATAATTTTAGAAGATTCTAATTTACCTTTAGATTTATCTTCA